CCCTTGGCAGTGGGCAGAGCAAGAGGGGATAGAGGTCAAAGCGAAAAGGCTGCGTGTCCATTGGCGGTATGACGTGGATGGACTGCTAAAGAGATTGGAGAAAGAACATGGCATTGATATGTAATAGGTGTGGTGAAACGTTTACACTTGAGGAATATAACAAAATGAAGAACAAACTTGAGGTTCGGCCAATAATCGGTGGAGAAGAAGGATGGAGCGTTCTTCTATGTCCCTCTTGCATGGAAAAGCTGAACGACTGGCTGAAAGGAGAACAGAAGTGAGCAAAAAAGTTTCAGACATCCTACCTAAGACGGAAATCTTGGCGCAGTTGGCAGAAAAAGCATCTAAGTTGGCACTGGTTGCGTTGGAGCTGCGCCGTGCGCTGGACTGCACGAACCCGACACCGAAGAGTGTTGAGGAATGCCGAAAGGCGTTTGAAGAGGAATACGCAGACGTTATGATGTGCATGGCCGCTCTTGGTTTTTCGGATGACAGAAAAGCGTATGAGCGAATTGGAATTATTGCAAGCGAAAAATACTACCGTTGGCTCCATCGCCTTCAAGACAAGGAGCAGTCAGATGAATAAGCACAGAAACCACCCATCGTCTGGCAAACAGGCGATGTCAGCCAAGCTTCGCAAAATCGCACGGCAGAACCAGTTGTACGGATTTCGCATGGCTCTGGATGGAATCGCCACCACATGGGGTGCACTGATTCAGAACCTTCGGTGCGATGCAGACCTGACCGATGAACAGGTGCAGAAAATCATCCGCATTGGTGACAGGTACTGGGAGATGGTCGGCAAGTTCAAAGAAGAGGACATGACCCCTGATGAGTTTGCAGATTACATTACAGCAAAGTCAGAGCAGGTCGAAAAAGAGCTGAGAGAAAGGTGGAGTTGATAACAATGTTTGAATTTGTAACACGCTGGCTGGTCTGCCTAGTCCTGCTGGCGGTGGTAGTTCAGTCCGAGCGGACAATCAAAGGCGTGGCGGACAACCTGTTTGAAGAACGACAAGCAATGCTCGTCTGGCTGTTCGTCAACGTGTGTCTGATCGCTTGTACGGCTGTTGTGATGGGGTGGAAATGATGATTCAGGAAATTAACATGGTAGGGCGTGAAAGGCTGGCTTTTCTGTATGGTCTTTATAGCGGCTGTGCGGAATCCGAAACTGAGCTTAATACCAAAGGCATTTATCAGAAAATCGCTTCTGAGTTAGCTTGGTGTTTGGGATTCAACGAGAACGACAGCAAATGTTATGAGATGAACGGGGAATAACCAATGGGCAACGAACTTTACTGTCCGATGAAGATGACCAGCAATCCGCTTGGTCGGTGCGTATGCGAGAAAGAAAAGTGCGCTTGGTGGCGACAGTTGGACAACTGCTGTTCCGTCTGGTGGATTGCATGGAAGCTGGACAACATCGAAACGAAGATGAAGAGGTGAGAACATGAAAAAGCGAATTTACCTTGTTCTCGAAACCGAAGCGGACGAGGATGACAAGAGCATCCGTAGCGATATTGAGCAAGAACTTGGGATGGCTACACATTATTTTGAAACCTGCTCTTATAGCGAAATCGGGTTTGAGAGCTTGTGGAGAAGCACATTCGAACAACCACCTAAGAAAGAAGATGCAGATGAAAACGGCTATGTGATGGCGATTGCTGGGCCGATTACAAAATCCGATTGCGTAGGTTATCCGTATAAATGGTTGTGGAATGAGGTTGCAAAGCATCCATACGCATACCCTGTTTGGAAACCCATTAAGGAGGCCTGATACATGGCAACACCCCCGAAGCGTGGTCGTGGCAGACCGCCGTTGACCGAAGCTGAAAAGAAAAAGCGCGAGAAGCGGGCGCAAAAGGCGAAAGAAGAAGCCGCTGCGAAGCGTGAGAAAGAGCGAGAGAAGAAGAAACAGCAGATGCTTAACAAGCGGAAATCTATCCGCTCACAGGTGAGTAAAAAGGTGAAAGAACAGCAAGAGTTGGCTATCGAGAAGTCGAAGATGATGAATACAGGCGATTTGCAGTCGAGAATCGGTGATGAAGAGGACAAGAAGGTCATCGGCATGATTGCAGCAAAGTATTTTGGAGACCTTCCGAGCGTGGACATGAACAACCCGATTGAGGTGCAGCAACGCCTTGACTTCTTCTTTGACGCTTGCATCGAAGCCAGAATCTCCCCTGTGGTCGAATGGATTGCACTGGTACTGGGCATCGAATGGGTAAGCCTGAAGCAGATTATGGCTGGCAAACGCCGTGACGACAGCTTGCAGCAGAAGTACATCTTGAAGCTGATTCTGCAAATGCAATCCATGTGGGCGTACAACGGTATGTATGGTCAGGAGAACCCGGCAGAGTGGATTTTCCGAGCCAAGAACTATTTTGGTATGCGTGACAACGTGGAAGTTACTGTTGCGCCGCCTGAACAGCCATTGGGTGATGCCCAGAGCGCAGAGCAGTTGGCTCAGAAGTACCAGACGGCTTTGCCGAAAGGGATTGACGTAGAGTACAAAGAGGTGACAGAAGAGGTGGTCGAGGATGACTAATGGAGATTTTATTCGCTCCATGACGGACGAAGATATTACGGAAAACTTTACGCGGGGCATCTGTGAGCTTATCAAACATCGTGACCCGGAGCGTTGCCAGAATCGTGAGCATTGCTTTCATTGCGTCAAGGACTGGCTGAAAGAGAAAAACAAAATCATGGTAAGGGCTGACCAATGGACGAGGTGATTTTCAATGCAAGGCAATTACTATCACTGGTATAAAGACCATGGGATTTGTGTCTGTTGTGGTAAACAAGATGCAATTCCGGGACGTACAATGTGTGACGATTGTCTTGAACTGAAAAGAGCTGAGAACAAAAAACGTAGAGAATCCCCAAAAGTACAAGATGCTATGCAAGCATACAGAAAACGACATTGGCAGGAGCGGATTGAGCAAGGCCTTTGTCCTAAATGTGGGAAACCTCTATATGAAGTTCGAAAACTCTGTTACGAGTGTGTTTTGAAGAATAGACGCAGAGTTAAACAGTACAGAGATAATAACCCACGCACATTAAAGGAAAGCTGGAAAAAAGCTGGTTTGTGTCTTAAATGTGGGAAGCCGAGAGTAAAAGACAAAATGTTTTGCGAAGAACATTATCAAAACGCATTACAAAATATTAAGAAAGCGAGGATTGCAAGTGGCTTGTCGGGCGATTACTACAATAGAAAATATTTCACCAAGCGACACCCTGATTGACTTTTCCGACCCCTGCCTACGCACATTCCTTCCTGTCCTCTTGCAAGACCACACGACAGGTAAGAACATCATCTGGGCGACAGACCCGCCGCCCGAACTGGGCGTGGGCTTTGCAGATGAGATCACGCTGGAACAGTTAGACAAAGTTCAGCTTGTCCCTCGTGTGCAGAAACGGCTTGCAGACCAGAAGAAGCGCACCAGTAAGAAAGCAGAGGTATTTACGCCGACTTGGGTCTGCAAGAAGATGACAGACGTTGCAGAAAACGACCTGAAGGGCGAGGATTGGAAAGAATACATCAATAAGACTTGCCTTGAAGTCACCTGTGGAGAAGCGCCGTTCCTGACAAGTCGATACGATACCACCACAGGGCAGATGATTGCCGTGCCGGACAGAATAGGTCTGCTGGATAGGAAGTTGAATATTCTGGCAGAGCAGTTCCATGACTACGATATGTGGATGTGCTGGGCAATTAACGCCTACGCATCGACATACGGCTATGAGTGGCAGGGAGACAACCTCTTGCTGGCAAGATGCAACCTGTTCCTGACGTTGATTGAGAGTTTTAGGTATCGGTTTGATGCTGAAAGGTTAAAAATCGGCTTCATGCCCATTTTTCTTGACTGCATTGCAGACACCATCTCATGGAACGTCTGGCAGATGGATGGTTTGAAAAAGACCGTGCCCGGCACGGATATTCCGTGCAAAATCAAAGACTGGAAAGCAAACAAAGAAATCCTATTCAAGGATGTTGGGGAGGACGACTAATGCAGACTGACAGAGGAATCTACCACAAGCGAGTATGTGACCGCTGCGGAGCAGTTCTAGGCGGCAGGATGATGAACCATGACGAATACTTTAAGGACTGGGCGTGGCGCAAGGACACAGGCGACCTGTGCCCGGAATGCTATGCAGAGTATAAGCGAGTGATCGAACGGTTCAACAGGGGAAAGAGAGGGCAGAAAAGATGAAGAAACGCGCTCTTTACAGGTGCAAACAGTGCTCTGCAATTATGACGGACGAAGAGGGTGTAAAAATTGATAAAGAAGTTGTTGATTGGATGTTTTATGATGAAACGGAAGAAATAAATGTTAAATTTATCCCAACATTAAAAATAAGCGATAAAGTCTTCATTCACCGTTGCACCAATAACATTTTTGGCTTATGTGAGTTCATCGGATGGAAGGAGATGGAAGGATGAGCTTCTACTGCACTACAGAACATTGCTCTTGCATGGGCATCAAGCAGTTCTCTGCTGGCAAAGACATCCGATGCACAGCAGAATCCTGCAAGAACAAATCTAAGCCGTCCTGTGGCTCTTGCAAATGGTACGAAGAGCCGGATGGCGTGTGTGTGAACGACCAGTCAGAACACGTTGCAGACTTCGTGTGGGACGAACGTGGATGCAAGGAATGGGAGAAGAAAGATGAGCGAAAGTAATGTAATCAGGCTGGGCAATGGCATTCTACTGGACAACAAAGGGAAACTTTTATGCCAAACTGTGGACAAGTCCTGCTCAAACTGTAAATGGCACGACAGATTCTCGTGGGTCTGTTATAACGGTCTGTCTGAGCACCGGGCTGATTTTACAGACCCGGACGATGTGTGCAAGGAATGGGAGATGAGAAAATGAGCTACGATATTTATCTATGCGACCCAGTAACGCATAAACCGCTCAAAGCGGATAGTACGCATTTTATCGCAGGCGGTATGCGCGCTATGGGCGGTACAAAAGAGCTATGGCTCAACGTCACCTATAATTACGGCCACTTCTATTATCGCCCGGAAGTGTTTGGTGAGGGCGGCATCCGCTCCATCTATGGTAAAACAGGCGCAGAGAGCATCCCGATGCTTGAAAAGGCCATCTCTGCACTAGGTGACGATGTAGACGATAGTGACTACTGGAACGCCACAGAGGGAAACGCCAAACGTGCCTTGTACGGTCTGCTGGCGTTTGCAAAGATGCGTCCTGACGGCGTATGGGATGGAGATTGAAGGGAGAAAAGTCAATGCCGATATATGAAGTCGTTGTAGGCATCGTTTTAATAACGATGGTGGGTATATTGTTTGTATTGCCTATTTATCTGTTTGAGCGATATATCCTTTGGGAAATTTTGGACGAATATATTGATAGCATCATTATCAAGGTTGTTGCTTGTGCGGTTATCAGTGTTGCTATTTTCTTAATTGGATGTGTAGTCGTTCTTGCTACCGCGGGGTATAAAAATGGCTAACACCCTTTGGCATCCATCAAGCGAACCGCCACGAGAACGAACACAGCCTTTGTTGCTTGCGACTAAAACAACGTGGCGCGATAAAGATGGAAAAATGTTGCAAGGATTCTCGCCGACAGCATACTTTCTTGGCTGTTACGCAGACGGTCAGTTCTGGGATGAGATAGGCGAGAGACTGCCGAAAGATGTTACGGTGACGCATTGGATGGCGTTTCCGATGATATAGGAGGACAATATGAGCGAAAACAAAGTGATTTGGCACTCCATTGAAAAAGAAGGGCTTCCGCCTAACAATTGCGATGCGGTGCTTGTTTCTATGCAACCCTTTATTGGAAACAAACCAGAAGTATTCGAGGCAGTTTGGAATGGTCGATTCTGGGCTGATGCCTACGAAGGCTACTACAATGTCGAGAAAAGCGAGTTTGGCGAAAAGTACGCACAAGTGACGCACTGGGCGTATATGCCAGAGCCACCAAAGGGGGATTGAGTATGACGAACAAGAAGTTTGGCGTCATCGTTATGGACTTGAGCCTTTTTGATTTCGGGCCGAAGCCGCCTTGCGGGTATATCAAGGCAAAACATATTCGCCCGACATACGGCAAAGGCGCAAGACCTGTCAAGGAGCATAAGAGAATCATGAGAACGAGAGAGGGATTTAGAAAATGACAGAACTCAAGAGATGTCCGTTTTGCGGTGAGAAAGCCGTGTTTTCCATAAAGAAGGATTTTTCAAGAAGCCTTATAAAAGGATACGAATTTAACATCCGATGTAATAAATGTGGTTTCACAAATCCCAATAGAGAATATCGAATCGAGTTTAGAATGAACGACAGTGGAGAGATTGAAATTATCCACGATGGACGCAAAGACGCTATCGAAGCATGGAACAAACGCTACAAAGAGGATTGAATGTGGAGCAGGAACACAAACCGAGAGCATCAATGATTCTTTTGCTGGAACACGTCCATGCGATGGACGAGCTGACAAACGAGGAATTTGGAGCATTCATCCGAAACTACGCACAGTATGTTGAGACTGGACTTGAGCCAGCATACGACAACGACCGTGCTATGCGGATGCTCTGGAAAGTTGTTAAGGCGTTCGATGATATGAATGCGCAGAAAAGGCAGGAGCGAATCGAGAAAAACAGACGGAGCGCAAATAAGCGTTGGAACGATGAAAAATGCAAGTGCATACAAACGCATACTAATGATGCAAACGCATACGCTGGTATGCAAAATATGCAAATGAATGCAAACGATGCCTTATCTGTATCTGATTCTGTATCTGAATCTGATAAAAAAGAAAAATGTGAAAAGAAAAATGCCAACGAAGTAAAACGCTTCAAAGCTCCGACTATCGAACAAGCCAAAGAATACTTTGCGGACAAGGGTTACATGGAATCGGAAGCAGAACGGTTTGTTGACCACTTTACGGCAAATGGCTGGAAAGTCGGCAAATCGCCTATGAAGGACTGGAAAGCTGCTGCACGGAACTGGATGCGTAACGTGAAAAACTGGAACGGTGGCTATCAGCAGACAATGGCTGAATTGCCTGACGAGGGAGACTTTCTGCGGTGAATATTGAAAATCAGACCCAATACATCCTGCTGGGGGCAGTCCTCACGTTCTCTGAATACGCCGATGTGCTGCAAGACCTTAAAATCGACGATTTCTGCCCTGAACTGCGTGATACATTCGCTGCCATTCTTGGCTATTGGGAACACAATGACAAGTGGAACCCGGTAGAAGTCATGGGGCGGTACGATAACTGCAAGAAAGCAATGGGTGAATGCCTGGATGCCTTCGGTGCAGAGTTCATCCGCAACGTCACCCATGACATGATGCTTGGATGGGCTAGAATCGTCAAGGAACAGGCGTCATTGTCCAGAGCCAGAGAGCTTGCGTTCAAAATCGTTGACGGCTCGACAAGATACGCAGACCTGACAGGCATCTATGAGCAGCTAGGCGAAGCTATCAACCTGCACAACGAGAGAAGCGATTTCATCCCGATGTGTGACGGCATAGACAACTACATCCGCAAGCTGGATGATAAGCCGGAATATATCAGCACAGGGCTTAGAGTGCTGGATAACAACTTGCATCTTGTGCCGGGAAACTTTGTTGTGATCGGCGGTAGACCGTCTGCCGGTAAAACTGCCCTGTCCCTGCAACTTGCCTGTGAAATAGCCAAGAACGGACGTAAGGTGGCATATTTCAGCCTAGAGACCGACCCGGACACGCTCTATGCTCGTATCATCGCAAACCAGCTAGGCGTACCGCTGCATACTGTCAAAAACAAGACCGTCAGCGTTGACGAGCTTGACCGGCTGGTAGCTATCAAGAAATATCCGCTGTTCGTTCGTTCTGCCGCTGGCAAGAGCGTTGGGTGGATTAGAACGCAGTCCATCAGGATGCAAGCCAAAGTAGTGTTCATCGACTATTTGCAGCTTATCCATCAAGCCGGAGCGAAAGACCGATACAGTGCCGTCACGGAGATTAGCATGGCGCTGCATGAGTTTGCACAGTCCACAGGAACGCTGGTGGTAGCACTTGCACAGCTCAATCGAGAGACCGCAAGAGCAGGTATCCCACCGACTGCCGCAGACCTACGAGAGAGCGGACAGATTGAGCAGGACGCAGATGCAATCATCCTGTTGGCACAGAACGTGACAACAAAAAAGCGGCCAGAGCAGCACTATCACTTTGCGCTTGAAAAGAACAAAGAGGGCAACGTGGGGTCACCGGACATCACGTTCCAGATGGAGACGCAGCAGTTCAAAGAATGCGTATGGATGTAACATCGCTTCTGCGCTCGTATCGCCACAGTAGAATAGGCAAGAAAAACAGATAACAGGGTCTGGGCGATAAAGTTATCGTCTGAACCCAATAAATATTTTTCGTCAATGAAATAACGGACGCAAAAGGGCTACCAGCGATGGTGGCTCTTTTCACTTTTTCGCTAATACCACGAGAAAGCCTGTTTTAAGGCGTTTTAGATGCTAGATGATAACTTTATCGACTTCATCACGAAAACGCTCCACGGACGCTCGTAGGCGGCTATCCGTTGATGCTGATGGCATATCTCAAACTAGGCCATGCGATTAGAACGATGCAGAAGCGTGGAGAACGGCTTTTTAGGGTCAGACGTGAAAGTTATTGGGTCAATCAGAAAAACGCGCCAGACGGGCTCTTACACGCCTTTCCCGCGATGATAGCAGCCAGATGAGCGGATGCCAGCGACTATTCGTTTGATCGCAGGGCAAAGCAAGGCAGAAGCAAAGAATGACCACGACTATCAGCGTGATGCGTTTGCATGCAAATGGATGCACATGATGCGTTCGCATCCAATCTTCCCCCCTTTCTTCCCCCTCTTTCCCCTACAACCCCTATTACCCCCTATAATCCCCCTAACTCCCCCCTCAAACAAATAAATTGTTTGAGGCCCCCACGCCAAAATGGTGCGACAACTGCGACAACTGGAAATGACAACCAAATGCTTTCACAAAGGTTCTTTCCCCCTACAACCCTCTATCTCCAAAGCTATACCGTTAGCCAGCAGAGCAGACCGTAGGCGAGAACTGGCGTGATGTTCGGACTGACGGATGGCCTGCGACTATTCCACATGGAGAATTGACTTCATTTTGCAGCTTGTTGAATATGTAGAAATGTTGCATGGATTATTCCTAGTAAAATACTATGGATTAATTAAGATACCATAGCACGTTACTGGGAATTAAAACGAGCAGGAACAGACCGAATCGGATGGTACGAGTTATTATACGAAATAATATGTGATTATCGGGAGCAACTATATCTGCGTACTATAATAAGTACGGTTATTATACGAAATAGATATAACTAGCGGAAGATTAAATTATGCGAAATTGGAATGAGAGGTGATTTTTGGGTGGTCGGAGGACTTAGCGACTATCGCACCTCTCTTTTCCTAAAAGGCGAACGACAATTTCACGCAAAAATACACGACTATTTGACGATGATCCGCTAGAAAACACTACGACTATTACTCTGCGACTATCGGCTATTTGCTCGTTACTATACGATATATAGGACTTTCAAAAGCTAGTCGTCTGACGACTTTACGACTATTTCACGACTATTTTATCTGGGAAACTACGACTATTAGCTACGACTATTGCTGACCTCTATTGGCTATCGGGCGAAAGCCCGAAAAGAGATGCGGCAAGAGCCGCCAATGGTTCCGCGCCACCCGCCGTGCCCTTGCTGCTGGACTGCCCCGCCGAGTGGAGGGTGCCAGATCGCAAGCCGCCGGGCTGACCCTGTACAGGTGGAGACGCAGACCCCGCCGGGCTTGCATGGTCTGTGGTATGCTGCACTGTCTGGCATGGATCCATAACAGGGGCGCACCGCTACACTCTTATATACATTATTATAATAGGGCGGCTGCGCTGACCTGTACAGCGTTCGGCGTGGCGCTGGTATCTGGTATGTGCTGGATGTGCTGCGACGCTGTGGTGCGCTCCAGCGTGGCACAGGTGGTATTATAGCCGCTTGCGTCGGTCTGGTATTTGCAGCGGTAAAATGGGGCAAATCACATGAAAAGCCCCTGTAAAGCCCTGTGCGCTGTTTTATGGCGTTAGTGGTATAACTGCATGGATGATATAAAAGACACTATAAACGCTTGTATGTGGCTGTATTGCAGTAGGGCAAAATAAAAGCCCTGCATCCTCAGCAGATGCAAGGCAAAAGAAAAACCCGGCGCGTGGCCGGGCATATATATTAGATTTCGCTGGCTTCAATCGCTGCACAACTCCAAGCTTTTTCGCCGGGGGCGGTATAGTACAAACAGTAAACATTTGTATACGAATTGTATTGCAAGGTGTATTTATAGCCTTCCTCTTCACATTTAGCAAGCTGGCTTTTAACCATCTTCCGGACGATGCTTTTATAAAAATTTCTATCATGTGCGGCCATCTTAAAATCTCCTTTATCTGATGTGTTTCAATCCTGTGACTCTTTTCACCCAGTCATAGCGGGGGTCTTTGTCTGGGTTGTAAATATGAGCTTTGCGCCACTCAGCGCTTTGGATGGCCTCGAAAAAATCGCTGTCGCTCATACGCTCACATCTTACTTCAAGCTCTGAAAGTAGGGGGCAGTCTTTTTTGTGATGCTCAATGCCGCAACCGTTGGGACTCCAAATAATGCCATCGCCCGTGTCATACTCATAAATGCTTTTAATCATCATGCTTTTCACTCACTTTCTGGGCCTTGCCCCTTTACTTTAGTATACCATGCTTGTAGCCCTTTTGATAGAACTTGTAAAAATATTTTTGGCCTTTTGGGCTGGGGCGGGGTTGCTTTACGGTGCAGCCCCGCTAAAGTATCCGGGCGGTATCACTTGGACGCTTTGAACAGCGCCGAGAAAAACCAGAAGAAAAACAGGATGCAAGAAAAAATCATGCGTGCACCTCCATTCTAACTCCAAAGTTTGTAAAGGTGCGACGCTGTGAGATTGTGACAGGCTCAAGCCCTGCCGTGCTGATACCATAGCGGGCGCACTCTTTAGCCGTGTACAGCTCACCGCCAATTAGATACCGCTTGACCTTGCCACAATAGGCACCAGCGGACACAACCGCACGCCCGTCAAGCCCTGCCGGAATACGATAATATAACATAATACAAGCCCCCTTATATCACGCTAAAACGCTTGTAAACGGTCTTTTTGCTGCACTCGGCGTAAATATCCGGGTGTGCGGCCTGCAAAAGCTTGCTATCAAGTCGGACGCTTTGCACGTCCTTGTAAATGGCTTTTGCAGTGCCCTGCACCATTTCTGGCGCGCCGTGCATCATGCCGATGATTTCGGCCTTTACGGCGTCGTTCATTGCTTCAAGCTCTTCAATTAACCGCTTGTTTTCGCGGTATGCGTTCACTTTTTCTTCAAACGTTGTCATTGTTTTTGCACCTCAGCCCAAACTTTAAACCCGTTGTGTCCGCCGTGTAAGTTGACGTCATTGCACATGGCTTGTATTTCTTTTTCGGTCATTTTTTCGCAATAATCGCCGTTTGCAATGCTGGTCAGCTCCTCAGCTATCCATTTATGCCCATAAAAACCGCCATTAGTAGCGGTAGTACCGATACCATAAAAAATTGTATACATTTTCAGCCCCTCCTTAGCTATTGAGGAATGCAATCATAACAAGCGCGCCGCTGATCATGCCGCCCACGTACCAGAGGGCGGCCCACTGGCTTGCATCAAGCATTATATTCAACCTCCTCTTTATAGTAGCTCTCAAGGTTGACCGCCACAGTATAGCGGCACTGGACATTAAATAGGCGGTTCCACAGGCTGTCGCTGCCAAACTCTTTATTGTACAGCTTTGCTCCCTCAGTAGCTACGTTATACCAGAGGTCAACGGCCTTGTTTGCGTCATAGGTTCCGCGCTGGTACTTTTTGCGCAGGTTGTTAATAATAGGCGTTATCATTTGGCGATACAGGCCGCCGTTGTTGGTGGTGTACAGTTCAAGTTCTCTGCTCTCGTCTGTTTCGCGGTAAGTCATACTAGAGGTTCTTTTCATGGTTTTTGTCCTCCTGTTTTGTAACGGTATTCGGTAGGTGCTACGCTTTCTTGCGTCTGATTATATTATACGCTTTCTTGCGTAAATGTCAATAGTTATTTACGCTTTTTTGCGTATTATTTTTAGCGTGCTTGCGTGTCCGCTTGGTCGTGCCCTATCGGACACACTGCCCGCTCTCCAGTGCCCGCCGCCGGTATGATCTGCCCGGGTGCGCTGGATGGGGTGGGGGTCACCGGCGGGGTATACAGGGAACGCCGGGGGTGGGGTGGGTCATGCCCGCGATAAAATTTTTCAAAGAAAAAGGCGTTTTCAGGGGTTTGTGTTGCCAACACCCGCCCTACCTTCACAAACCAAAACCCATCTGATTGTGCAAGTCTCCAAAAATTCCGAAAAATACAAAAAGGCCCCTCTCCCGGTCTAATCTGTGCTATACTTGACCGTAAGAAAGGGGCATTGTAAAATGGCAAAACTCGTAAAGTGTAAACACTGCGGCGCAAGGATAGCCGTTACCGCTAAAACCTGTCCGCAGTGTGGTGGAGAGAATACACCTCCAAAGCCAGCTTATAAGCGGCTGTGGTTCAAAATCCTTATAGCCTTGATTGTTATATCTTTTATCCAAGACCTTATGAATCCACGAGAAAGAACGAATGTTACGGCTAATCCTGAAAGTGAGGAACCGACATCTTCTGTTACATCCTCTGTGGAAAGCCAGAGTGAAACAGTCGCACAGTCTGTTGTTGCTTCTTCTGAAACTGTAAAAGAAGATAATTCTTTTATGCTGGTTGATGGAGCACTTGGAAAATATGGTGAAGAGGTTACTATTCCAAGCCAGACTTATGGACAATATACCTACACACGTTATTTGATTCCTGCTGGTGAATACACCGTAGAAAACAAGGGTGGAGAGAAGATGGCTACTGTTTTTGTGGTGAATAATGATAACTCAGATGATGTAAAATCTGTGTTGAGGTTTTCAAAAACAGGCGAAAAACAAAGAGTAACTGTAGAGGATGGTTACAATATTCAGCTGTCGCTTGAAACGCAAGTCTTGTTTACTCCTGTTGAATGAGAGGCGGAATCATAAAATGTATGCTTTATTTGGAATGATTGCTCTTGTTGCAACGCCTGTGTTTGGAGCACTTTGCCTTTATAACAAAGCAACGCATAGAAAAAACAATCGGATACTGATCGCTTTCTTTGCATCGTTTGCGGTTCTTGTTATATGTTTGGCCATAACACCAGAACCGTCACACGATGAATCAGTAAGTTCTAGTGTTGCGTCTTCTTCTGCTGTTGAATCTATGGCAGAAGAGTCTGACAGCAGTTCTGATAGCGAAACAGTAGAAAGTGTATCGGATAGTGATTCTGCATCTCAAGAAGTTGCATCCGAAACTGAACACCCTGCAAGTTCTGAACCTGCAAGCAGTGAACAAGTGGCATCTAGTGCTTCTTCGCATAACCCGGACGATGATATTCCTATTCTCGATTTGGATGATTATGCGAAGCAAGCTGCGGACAATGCTGTAAAAGCAAAAGACAAATATGCAGGAAAGCAATATAAGGTAACGTATCAAGTTAATAGTGTTTCTGATATGATGGTTAAAACGAACAATCCCTATACCGTTATGTTCAGCGTTAACTTTGTTACATCGCATAGCATCGGGTATACAGTTTATATGGCTGGATTCCCGGAAAACGAAAAAGACAAAATTTCTAGGCTTTCTCCCGGCCAGACCGTTACATTCGTCGGTGATTTTGATGGAAACAAATTCACTGATTGCCGATTCATAGTTCCGTAAACACAAAAGCCAGCGGCTAGATGTTCTCTAACCACTGGCTTTTCTTATTGGACTATTTCACGAAGGACAAAAATGTCCGCCGTATGAGTTTTTCTCAAAAATGAGAAAAACCTCAATTATCCGTTTCTGCGGATGCTTGCATAAAGCAGACGGAACGTCTCACGGCCTTTCGGTGTTACTCTGGTCTGTACGCCACCGTGCTTGTTCTTCTGGTTGCAGTATTCCTTGACCGCAAACAGGCCGTCACCTTTGCCAGCTTTCGGCAGGATGCCCTTGCTCTTGTCACGGTAGATGTATCCGTCAGAAATAAGCATCTTGATGAACAGGCGTTCTGGAATACGAAGTTCCTTTGCAGTCGAGCGGAAATTGGTAGACACGTTCCACGCCACGAGGTCGTCAAAGTAGTCTGCCTTTGGCTGCATCTCCTCGTTCTTCTCACAGAGCTGCTTGTTCTGCATCTGCAACGCTGCACTCTTTTCCTTTTCGGTTTTCATGTTCTGAATCAGACCGATCACGAAGTCCGGGTTGGCAATAGCCGTCTCCAACAGGTTGTCGGTCATGTACATCCCATGCTTGCGGATGGACGGCAAGACCTCGTGAGTGACCCAGTGCTTGAACCGCTGTGCGCTTTCCAGCTTGCTGCTGAAAATCAGGCTGTAAAGGCCGCTCTCGTTGATAAACGTGGTTTTGCTCTCGCCAGACGGCACGTTCCCGTTTTGGGAATCTGCCCCAAAACTGACCATTACAGAGCACTTGTCGCAATCTTCGACATGAACCATTACAGCTTTGCTTGCGTTGCTGTATCCAAGCGCAATAGCCACATCTTTTCCAGCAAACCACGGCTCATCATCAATGATAGTGACACGCATTTCACCAAACTCTGCGTTGTTGAAGGTTTTGATGTTCTCAGACAAAGAAAGTTGCATTAAAAAGCTCCTTTTCACTTGTGAGAGAAGCAATTTTCTGCTATAATAACGGCGAGAGAATGCTTCTCTCAGGGTTGATATGATACGTTCGCTAAAGTTTGCCGACAGCAGCGAGCGTATCATTTTTCGTTTTCATCGGTCTCCGGGATAGGATGCAAGGTAAAGAAGCCTTTACGCATGGCTTCTGCCAGAGAAACCCGATTTTTGATGCAGTAGTTCTGCAAGTGCTTATACTGGCGTTCCGTCATGCTGATTGTAAACGTGCGATTGTACCGCTCGGTATAGGGACTGTTCATGTTTTTTCACCACCTTTCATCTGTTGGTAATGGTATTATACCACCGATTTTTGTGAAGTAAATAGTTTTGAACGATTTCATGTGGTAATTTATAATACACATAAGTCCTCGTCAAAATCATTTCTTCGCGGCTGCTCCCGCTTCGTACCCTGCCTGGTAGTTCAGTTCGGACAGTTTGCCCAGCGCTTCTGCGTACTCCCTGTCCTCGCTGGTCGGCTCTTTGCCGTGTGCAAGGGTTTTCAGAAATTCTTCGGTTGTCGTGGGAAAGTTCATGTTTTTTGCTCCTAACTCTTGCGGAGAGCAGCCCTTTTTGGTATAATAGATTCCGAAAAGGGAGACTGCCCCCTTGGTGGTTGCAGTACCTTCTTTTTGTAACGGATAAGCTATCAGCTAAACTTTGGTAGGTGGGTGCTGATAGCTTATTTTTTTATGCGTTCTGCAACGTTGAAGATTAGATCAATACCCATTCTCACAACATCACTCTTGGTTCCATCCAGAGCGTTAGCGCAAAATGTGATTTTTTCGATATCCTCTTCGCTAAGCCTGAACGAAACCATACGCATAGATTCGTTTTTAGATGGCTCTGCTGCTTTCTGCAACTTCATCACCTCGCTTTGTTGCTGATGATAGTATATACCAGATATTGAACACTTGTCAATATGGAAATTTGAAGAAAATATACTTTACAGATTCGGAACAAATCAAAAATAAAGCGTATACACGTTTCCATGTAAAAAGTTTAACATCCTTATACTACTATACTCTGTATTTACAGAGTATAGTATATTTATATATACGCTAGGGCTGAATCGCTCTCTTGACAGATTACGCTAGAAAGCGTATAATGATACCAAAGGAAGAGAGGGTAAAAAAATGGCAGCTACGAACAACAAGGTAAATTCCAGCGAAATTCTTCGTGGGATTATCAAAGAGCAGCATCGGACATACGAATACCTCAGAAAAAAACTTGATTATAAAAAAATTTCTAGCGTATCTTCTCGTGTTTTGGCCGATGATATGAAGTTATCTACGATGGTTCAGATTTTAGAAGTGCTGGGATACAGGCTTGTTGTCGAGCCGGACAACGGGGAGCTAACTAGAACGGGCGCTTATCAGATAAGAGAAGTAAAGGACGGCGGTTCTGAATGAATGTAGCGTATGTTCGTGTATCTACTGTCGAACAGAATGAAGCACGACAGGTAGAAGCGTTGAAGCGGCATAACATTGACCGTTGGTTTATTGAGAAGGTCTCTGGCAAGAATATGGATAGACCAGAGTTGCAGAAGATGCTTAAATCAGTTCAGTCGGGCGATACCGTGTTTATCCATGATTTCAGCCGCCTTGCCCGTAGCACAAAGGACTTGCTTGAAATGGTCGAAGCGCTGCAAGCTAACGGCGTGCACCTTGCCAGTGATAAAGAGAGCCTAGATACAGGCACTCCCACAGGTAAGCTGATGCTCACGATGATTGCAGCCATCAACGAATTTGAACGACAGAATATGCTTGACCGCCAGCAAGAGGGCATCGAAGTGGCAAAGCAGAAAGGCGTTTATAAAGGCCGCAAGCCAACCGAGTATGACCGAAATCTTTTTGACGTTCTTCACGAACAGGTGGAGAAGCGCATTCTCACGGTCACGGATGCTGCCAAGCAGCTTGGTGTGACCCGCCAGACGTGGTATCGAATTGCTGAACAGAACAGGTGAAAGTATGGCTAGAAAACTTTACGCAGTGACAAGCGGTGAATATGAGAATTATCATATCATCACTCTGACCAAGAGCCGTAGACGTGCGGAGAAAATCGCAGAGATGTACGGCGCTAGAGTTGAAGCATACGTTGACGGTGAGCCGGTAGAAGTATTCAGACGGAAACCAGAAAAGCACGAAGAACCAGAACGGACGTGGCTTGCAAAGCGCGAGGGCGGAAAAATCTACGTTATCCCTGAAAGCAGCAAGACCAGAGCAAGCAGTGTGTTGTTTGGATGCCGAATCTTTATCAAAGCACCAGTCATAGAAGAAGCTATGAAGATTGCAGCGTCTATGTTTGCAGATTATGACCTGAGAAGGTCGAAAGGAGTAGCTTATGGACAACTTTAATGCCATCTACAAGATTCTCAAACTGCTGGATAAGCACAAGGGCGATGAAGAATTTGACTATGAGCTTATCTCTGCAAAAGCAATGAAAATGAAGGTCTCTGACTGGGAGCAGATTATGATTGAACTGCAAATGAACGGTTTCATTCGCGGTCTGGTCTACACGCAAGACCTGACGAACAAGTTCCCGCATATTGTAGAGCCGATTCACCCGCAGATTACCTTAAAAGGCATGGAGTATCTCTCCGAAAACAGCATAATGAAAAAGGTAGAAAAAGGGTTAGAAACGGTCGGGCAGTTCTTTTAATTGATTTTTAGAAAGAAATTTTCTGAAATCGCATTATAAAACCGAATATTTGATTTTTGTGCAGTTGTAGGCACTCTTTACATTTTCAGGTAGGGGGTGCCTATTTTTTATGCAGCCAAAACAGTGTATCGCCATCATCGACAGTATTAAAGCGTATGCAAAGCAGAATCCGACCGAAGCGCAGGTCTATGAGGACTGGTTTCAGGCTGTGGTGAACCTGAGAGACGCTCTGCCGCAGGACAAGCGGTTCGATGCCTACAAATACTCTGGTGAGCTGCGCTCTGTCTGTGCAGCCATGATGGGCAAGATGAAAACAGGCGAGGACGTGGCGAAGGTCTATGACATTATCGGCCGGACGTACCTGCTTGAAGCAAAGGATGTGTTCGACAGCTATTGCATCTACCTTGAATGGAATCGTGCGCCGGAGAAGAAGTTCTATCAGCCGCGCAGGCGCATTTTGCACACGCTTGTCAATGACCTTGAGGACTTGTTTTTCCATCGTGTAAATTTCTTGGGAATCTCGATGGCTCCGAGAACTGGAAAATCAACTCTTTGTATATTTTTCATCACATGGCTGATGGGTAACCGCCCTGACGTTGCATCGGTTATGAGCGGACATTCTGACAAGCTGACCAACGGCTTCTACGGCGAAGTGCTGTCCATCATCACCGACCCCGTGACCTACAACTGGGGCAAAATCTTCCCTGACGTTCAGCTTGTGGACAAAAGCGCAAAGGACGAAAGCGTTGACCTGAACCGAAAGAAGCGCTTCCCCACCCTGACCTGCCGCTCTATTGGCGGTACGTTGACTGGTGCTGTTGAAATCGGCGAGGGTGGCGTTCTATACAGCGATGACTTGATCGAGGACTTGGAGGAAAGCCTGAACGTTGAGCGTCTGAACAACAAATACGATGCCTATTTGAACCAGCTGAAAGACCGCAAAAAGCAGGGTGCATTAGAGCTGATGGTCGGCACACGCTGGAACGTGCTTGACCCTCTGGGGCGCATCCAGAACCAGTATGCGGACAATCCGAAGTACAGATTCCGTGTGATTCCTGCGGTAGACGAGAACGGACATAGCAACTTCAATTATGATTATGGCGTAGGCTTTGATGATGCCTACTATGCCGATATGAAAGCCAGCATTGATGATGCAACATGGTGGGCAAAGTACATGGGTAAGCCTTATCTGCGCGAAGGTTTGCTGTTCCCTGCCGATGAACTACGGTATTTCAACGGCGTTTTGCCTGACGGTGAGCCTGATCGCAAGCTCATGGTTATGGACATTGCATGGGGTGGCGGTGACTTCACGGCTTGCCCTATCGCTTATGTGTACGGTGATGCTGTGTTCATCCCCGACCTTGTGTTTAATAATGGCGATAAGACCGTGACCAGACCAGAGGTTGTCGGCAAAATCATCCAGCATAAAATCAATGTGGTGCGTGGCGAAGCCAACAACGGCGGCGACGAATACTGTGATGTGGTGGACAGCCAGCTCCGGCAGCAGGGGTATCACTGCTCTGTCCGCAGCCAACGTGCGCCAAGTGGGCAAAGCAAGCTGTCAAGAATCATCCAGTATGCGCCGGACATCAAACGGTTCTATTTCCTTGACGAGAAGCACCAGTCGAAAGAGTACAAGGCGTTCATGGAACAGGTCACGATGTTCACGCAGCTTGGCAAAGTTCCGCATGATGATGCCCCAGATAGCCTGGCACAGCTTGCTGATGAACTGTATAACGGAATCAGCAAAATTGAACCCATAAAAAGGCCATTTTGAAAAAAGTGGTAACGTATAATTTAATTTATTGACTTTATATCGTTGTTTTTGGTATAATGCATGTAAGGAGTTGGTTACTCCGGCATGATGCCTGCTACACGCTTTACGGCTCCAAGCTGAATGCTTTGCAGGCGTTCTCCTTTCTGCCCAGCAATGGTTTCAACACTCTTTCCCATTGCTGGGATATATAAGTTGCGTCCCGTGTTGGATGGGGTCTGGTTCGCCCTTAAAATCTTGACTTCCAGAATAAGGCGGTTCAAATCCGTCACGCAGCACAACGATTCACTTTTGTTTTCATGGAAATTTGCATTTTACAACCTCCAATCGTTATTCCCGGCTCTCGATGAAATGGGTTTTTGGACATTTTACCATTTCAAAGAGCAACGATGAATCAAGCCGGGTCTTTATGTTGCATTAGCTCAGTATGGCTAGAGCATTCGGCTCATAACCGGACATACATTGGTTCAAATCCATTATGCAGCACCAAAATTGCAGCCCAACATCTGTCCGACAGCAGAATGAAACAGCTGCAATGGTTTCTCTAGGCGGAGAATAGCACGGCTGGAAGTGCGAACAGTTTCCCAGCAGCTTCTAACAGGTCTGTGCTCAACAGCCTGTTTCCAGGAATATTAGGAAAGGAGCGCAGATGAAAGCAAAAGTCAGATGCAAGCATCCCCGCGAGGACGCAAACGGAAATCCGTGCGATTGCGGACGTTACCTTGGTGAAGTGGAAGGCAAGTTCTCTCTTCTGTGCCCTCTTTGCCATTGGATTACAATTGGAGATTCCAACTTTCCAAAAGATACATGGGTCTCCGTACCAAAGTTCAAAAACTGAATAGCTTTTGAAGCGCAGTTGTAAGCGCAGTGAGATAGACCTTAACAGGTTTGTCTTGCTGCGCTTTTTATTTTGCCGGAAAGGAGGAACGCATGGCTGAGTATCAGACGGTTGTTGGTGGCTTTTTGAATGAGCCGCTAACCGGGCGTAGACCGATTGAAACGCCGGAGACGGAAATCAATCGGTCAAACGTGCTGAAAGTGGTCATGGGCAAGGCAGAGCCTATTCATCTGCTGAACAAGAACGAGATTCGCTTTTTGCACAACTACTACTTGGGCAGTCAGCCTGTCCTCAATCGCACGAAGGAATACCACGCTGAAATCACCAATCGCATTGTGGAGAACCACGCAAACGAGTGTGTGGGCTTCTACACCGGCTACATGAGCGGCACTCCTTGCTCTTATGTGCGGTCTGAAACGGCAACTGGTGACGGCGAGGAAATCGCCCGCCTGTCCAACGCCTTGCAGTATGAGGGAAAGGATTCGCTTGATCGGCGGCTCTGGCAGTGGATGTTGGAGTGCGGACAGGGATACCGCATTGTTCTTCCTGACAAGGGGTACAACGGCAACTACCCGGATGAAACGCCTCTGCTGGTGGACGTTCCCGACCCAGACATGGCGTATGTGATTTACAATTCCGGCATCGGGCATAAGCCTATTGCCAACGTGCTGCATATCCCACGCAATTATCAGAACGACTTAAACGACCTGATTTGCGTGTACACGCCGAACCAGTACTTTGAAATCGACAACGGCAAGGTTACAAAGTCTGAGAATCACTCTCTCGGAATGTTGCCGATGGTCGAATACAAGCTGAACCCGGAGCGTATGGGTCTGTTTGAACCGGCTATCCCTGTGCTGGATGCCATCAACGACCTTGAAAGCAACCGTTTGGACGGTGTGGCGCAGTTCATCCAGTCCATCATGGTGTTTACCAACTGCCTTGTGGATGATAACGCACTGAAACAGGTCAAAGAGCTTGGCGCAATGTGTCTGAAATCTACAACCAGCTTGCCTGCCTCCGTTTCGCAGATTGCAAATGAGCTTGACCAGCAGCAGAGCCAGACCTTGCTTGATTCCATGTTGAACGTGTACCGCAGCCTGACTGCCATGCCTAGTGCTACTGGCAGCGAGAACGCAACGTCAGACAACGTGGGTGCAGTTATCGTCCGTAATGGCTGGAATCACACCGAAGCAAGAGCGCAGCAGTACGAGAATATGTTCAAGTATGCTGAGCGCCAAAGCCTGTCTGTAATGTTGAAAATCCTGCGTGATACGGCTGGTTCTAAACTGATGGCAAGCGACATCAACATCAAACTGCCCCGCCGTCAGTACGACAACCAGCAGAGTAAGGTTCAGATTTTTGCGCAGATGTTGCAGCAGCCGATTGACCCGCAGTTGGCGTTCACTACGCCTGGTCTGTTCCCCGACCCACAGGCTGCTTACGAAATGAGCAAGCCTTTCCTGATTGCCGCTGGCAAGCTGGGCGAGGATGGGAAAGCTCCGAAGCCGCAGGAGCAGCCCAAACAGGATGTTCCCGGCACAAATGCTGGGAACGTGGCAGATGAACAGTCTGCCGATACCAATAAAGAAACAGAGGACAAATAGTCCTTTGCCATAAACACGGCAGGGAAGCCGGGATATAAATTTCGCAGCGTTGCAGGGAAGCAACGGTAAAAAAACGCAGGAGGAAATTAACGATATGAAACTTAATGTGTTGCTTGGTGATGCCTACAAAGAGGGCATGACCGCCGATGAAATCATTTCTGCGCTGGAAAAGGTTGCAGACCCTAACGCAGAGGTCGAGAAGCTACGTAACGCCGTGACGAAAGCCAATAGCGAAGCTGCCGAGTATAAGAAGCAGCTCAAGGCAAAGCGCACCGATGACGAGAATGCTGCACAGGAACAGGCTGACAAGCTGGCAGAGATGCAGAAGCAAATTGAAGCCCTTACTGCTGACAAGGAGAACCTCGTCAAGGAAAAGACCCTTGCATCTTACCGTGAGAAGTTCGTTGCACAGGGTTATGACGCTGAACTCGCCAACAAGGCTGCATCTGCACTGGCTGACGGTGACATGGACAAGGTTTTTAAGTTCCAGTCGGAGTTTATGTCTGCCCACGACACCGCTTACAAGGCTTCTCTGCTAAAGGATATGCCCACGCCCCCGAGTGCGGATGGCAAGGGCGGTTCTGACAGTGAGGGCGTGGCGTTTGCTAAGAGCCTTGCACAGCAGAACGCAAATACTTCTAAGGCATCGAGTGACGCAATGAGTGCTTTCCATTAACAAGGAGGAAAACATGAAGTTTACCCGAAACACGGTCAACGGAATCAACGATACCATTCTTGCTTCCAATGACTACACCGCCATTCCCTTTACCGTGACCGAAACTGTTGCGGTTAAGGCTGGCTATCCCATGACGCTGGCGGGCAAGAAAGCTGTTGCTGCTGGCGAGACTGGTTCTAAGACCATCAACGCTGACGGCATCCTGCTGTATGACGTTGACCCGGCAGAGAACCCCAACGCTTCCCTGCTGATTCGTGGTGTTATCGACACCAAGAAGGCAGCGGCAAGTTCCAGCTTCACCTTTGACGCTGACGCAATCAAGGCACTCAAGACCGCCGTTCCCGGCATCTTCTGCCGTGACAACATCAGCGTGAACGCTTAATAGGAGGTAAAACAACATGGCACTGAATCTTAAGGAAGTCTTTGCCCCGGCTGCGATTGCCGCCTATTGGACGAACGACCCCACCAATGCGATGCCCTTTGCATCTGACGCACTGTTCCCCTCAAAGAAGAAGGCCGGTCTTGACCTGAAGTGGCTGCGTGGTCACAAGGGTGTTGGCGTTTCCCTGATGCCCAGCGCATTTGACGCAAAGGCTACGTTCCGCACCCGTGAGGGCTTCAAGTTCGACGAGACCGAGATGCCGTTCTTCCGTGAGGGCTACCATCTGGGCGAGAAAGACCGTCAGGAAATCCTGCGTGTTCTGGACAGCAACGACCCCTATGCTCGTGACGTGATGAACCGTCTGTACGATGACACCGCACAGCTTATCACTGGTGCTCGTATCGTTCCTGAGCGCATGATCTGGCAGCTGCTGGCTCCCACCAATGGCGTTCCTGGCATCACCATCAAGGCAAACGGCGTGAACTACACCTACAACTACGACCCGGACGGCACTTGGAAGTCCACCAACTACAAGGAAGTCTCTGTCGCAAAGTCTAAGTGGAACGTCGCCACTGCCACCCCCATTGCCGACCTGAATGCCGCAAAGGACGCTGTTCTGGCAAGCGTGGGCGAGGTCGTGACTGAGGTGTACATGAACACTGCTACCTTCCGCAACATGATTGCTGCGGACGAGGTGAAAAATCGGTTCATGACCGTCACCGCAAAGGCAAACGCCGTTCTGCTGGACAGCGAAGCACGGCAGATTATCGAATCTGCAACCGGTCTGAAGATTCATCTGTACGACAAGATGTTTAAGGCGGACAAGTACAGCGCAAGCGAGAAGTATCTGCCCGATGGCATGGTGGTGGTTGCTCCTTCCGGCGCTCTGGGCAGCACTTGGTACGGCACTACTCCTGAAGAAGCCGACCTGCTGTCTGGTCAGTCTGGCGCATCCGTGTCCATCGTGAACACCGGCGTTGCCATCACCACCGAGCTGACCGTTCACCCGGTCAACGCCAACGTCTATGCTTCTGAGATTGTCCTGCCGTCCTTTGAGCGCATGGACGCTGTGTACTGCATCAAGGCTTACTAAGGCGAACGGAGGAAAGCAGCATGGGAGATCAGTATTCCGAAGCGACAGTCAAACTGGGACAGTACATTGCCCCTGCACTTAACCGTGAAATCACGGACGAGGACTACCCACTCTTCGACCTGCTGCTTGATTTCGCCAAAGACAAGATATTTGCGCAGGGCTACCCATTCGGTAACAGACCGGACGAGTTGCCCTCGCAGTATCAGTCGTTGCAGATACGCATTGCAGCGGAACTGTACAACCACATCGGCGCAAACGGACAAACGAGCTATACCAACAATGGCATTACTCGTGTGTGGGAAAGTTCCGATGTGGCACAGTCCTTGTTGAATGAAGTGGTTCCGAGAGTAGGTGTTATTGCCTGATGTTCAATGGAAGTCCGCTGGATAAACGCCCGCTGTGGTATTCAAACCCGGTTGGCGAGAAAACGTCTGTCGTGGACAAACAGGGAAACGAGACTGGCGAATCCGCATACGAATCGTGGAGCGAACCCGCAAAGCTGATGCTGAACGTCAGCCCGCCTACTGGTTCTGCGGAAGCAAACCCTTTTGGAGCGTTTACGGATTACAGCTACGTTGTCAGTTCGTCCAGCAAAAAGCGAAACACACCGCTTTATGAAGGCACACACGTCTGGTTTCAGACGGACGTTTCAAAGCCGTTCAATTACACTGTGGTCAAGGTCGCAGAGCATATCACGGATACGCTGTATGCGCTGAAAGAGGTGGCCGCAAGTGAAAATTAAAGTGAGGTTGAGCGATGCCGGACTTCGTGATGCGGAACGTCAGATACAGGAGTACAAGACCACCCTGAACAAAAAGGCACAGGAGTTTGCAAAGGCGTTGGCTGATAAAGGACTTGATGTGGCAAAAGTTCGTTTTGCGAACGCACAGTATGCTGGTAGCAACGATGTCTCTTGCCGTGTTGAACAGAACGGAAACACCTGCACCATCATTGCAGAGGGCAAGTCAGTTGCCTTTATCGAGTTTGGCACTGGCGCACATCACAACGGATATGGCGGTGAACTACCGCCCGGTGTTGGTGCGCATGGCTCCTACGGCCAAGGCAAGGGTGCTGGCAGACGTTGGTACTACTACGGTGACCCCGGCAATGCTGGTACGCCTGTTAAGCAGGTGGATGGTAAAGGCCAGTTGAATTACACCGATGGCAACGAGCCAGCTATGGCTATGTGGGGAGCTGTTGAGGAAATGGCTTCTCAAGTCGAAGCAACGTGGAGGGAGGTTTGGAATAGTTGATTGATTATTTCAATTCCATCTTTACGGCTGTTGCTAAGGAACTGCGAAAGCAAGTTCCCGGTATCTTCGTTACTGGTGAAATCAATTACAGCAATGTCAAGAAGTTTCCGTGTGTGCAGATAGAGGAAAACAGTAATCTGCCTGTGCACATTGATTCTGCTGGTCACAGCAAATACGCTGCCGTTTCCTTGCGTGTTCGTGTTTACTCCAACAAAGACACCGGACGCATTGCAGAAGCACGTTCCATCGTTGGAATCGTGGATTCTGTTCTTGAACCGCTTAAATTTTATCGCAAGTCGTTTGCCCCGTTGAATGGGCTGTACAACAATTCCGTCTATCGGATTGATTGCAGCTATGGGGCAACAATCGGAGAGGACGGAATGATTTACCGAAACTAAGGAGGTAAACATTCTATGAGTACTGCTATCTCCGGTCTGAATACCACCCTGTATTGTGGCGCTACCGAGTCTACATTGACGAAGTTGTGTGACATCAAGGATGTCCCGGATATGATTTCCGACCCGAACCTTCTGGATGCCACCACCCTGTCTGATCCGATGCAGAAGCAGATTTTTGGTATTATCCAGTCCGATACTAAGGCGTTTACCGCAAACTACAACAAGGAAGATTACGAGTCGGTGCAGAAAGCTGGCTACGATGAATCTGCCGAAGAGAACCCCGACAAGTACTATGCCATTAAGATGCAGGACGGCTCCGGCTTCACTTGGCAGGGTATGCATCAGGTTGGTCTGTCCGGCTTCGGCGTGGACGAGGTCGTGGAAATGACCATCAACTGCATTTTCCACACCAAGCCGAAGTTCGCTAAGGCACTGACAATCAACGGTGGCTAAACCGCAAAAATCGAATCAACCAAACCGGGCAGAACTGAACAACGGATTTGGTTCTGCCCCTATTTATAAAGGAGAGCATTTATTATGGCTGCTAAGGTTATCAACTTTCATTCCCCCGATGGAAAGAACATTTATGAGCTGACCTTCACTCGTGACAGCGTGGAAGCCACCGAACGTGCAGGTTTTCAGATTGGTCAGTACACTCAGATGACCAATCTGCTGTCCAACTCTCGTGCTCTGTTCTACGGCGCTTTCATCGCCCGGAACAAGGGTATCAAGCGCAAGGTCGTTGACGAAATGTTCCAGCACATCGAGGAGAAGGAAGACCTGATGGGCATTCTGCTTGAGATGTTCATGGACGCTTCCAAGTCTCTGCTGGCAACTGACACTGAGGACAAGACCGCAAAAAACGCAACGTGGGAGATTGTGTAACCGCACAATCTCAGGAAACGGACGGAGAGGAAGAGCCATTCTCTTTCTCTAAGTTGTTCCACGATGTAGAAGCCTATTACATCTCCATCGGTATGACCTACGACCAGTTTTGGTACGGTGATGTCTGGCTGGCAAAGGTCTACCGTGACGCAGAGGAACTGCGGGAACGCAGAGCCAATGTTGAAGCGTGGAGAAATGGTTTCTACACAGCATCTGCGCTTTCCTCTACGGTTGGCAATATGTTCCGAAAGAAAGGGTCTAAGCCGATCAAGTACATGGATAGACCACTTCCCCTTACTCAAAAGGAGAAAGACGAGTATGAATACCAACGCGCAGTTGAGGCGCAGGAGCGAATCAAGAGAATGATGTTCTCTATGATGGAAAGTGATGGTGGTAGTGATGCCTGATGTTGATATTACGAGCTTATCCGTAGAGATTTCTGCGGAATCGCAGGGTGCAGAGCTTAATATCGACAAGCTCGCTACCGCCATTTCTAATTTGCGGACGAAAGGCAACGTCACAAAGGTTGTGAACAGCCTTGACAGGCTGGCCGGTTCCATTGCAACGCTGAAACAGGCATCGGCTGGAATGTCCGGGCTGGACAAAATCACCAGCTTTCTAAATGGACTTTCCAACGTCAACCCGACCGCAAGCGCAAAGAGCATCAACACGGTCGTGAATGCAATCAAGAAGATTCCTGCGGCTGTGTCTGGCTTGAACGGCGTGGACTTTTACTCCATGTCTGGTAGCATCACTCAGCTCACTAACGCTTTGGCTCCGCTGTCCATTCTGGACGCATCGAACCTTAAAGCTCTTGGCAGCGCTTTCAATGCGATCGGAAAAGTTCCTGACCTGACCGACAAGCTGAAAGCGACAGACCTTGATTCTTTTGCAAACTCTTGTCAGAAGATTTCTGCTGCTCTTACTCCCCTTGCGTCTCAGCTTGACAAAGTGGGCAATGCTTTTTCAAAGCTCCCTCCGCAGTTGAGCAAGGTGGTCACACAGGCGAACCGTGTGACCGCGGCCAACGAAAAGCAGCGCAAGAGCTATCTCAGTCTGTCCAATCAGATGAACGGCTTTATGCGGAACATGGCAAAGCTGGTTTCGCTGAAAGCTATCGCTGATTATCTTGGCAACGCTGTTGCGAAGTTTAACGACTTCTATGAAGCAACAGACTTGTTCCATAATGCTATGGGCAATTTGAGCGGTGAGGCCGATACGCTCATTAGCAAGATGCAGGGCTTGCTTGGCGTTGACCCGACCAAAGCGATGACCTACATGGCTACCATTCAGAGCTTGGGAACTTCGTTTGGTCTGGCCAGCGACAAAGCATACATTCTGTCTAAGAACCTGACCCAGCTTGCCTATGACGAAAGCTCCTATTGGAACAAGGACGTTGCAGAGACCTTTACCGCAATGTCTTCCGCAATCTCTGGTGAGATTGAGCCTATTCGCCGTTTGGGCATTGACCTGACTCAGGCGCGGTTGCAGCAGGAACTTCTTGCTTTGGGCTTTAATAAACAGGTTTCTAGTCTGTCTCAGGCAGATAAGGCAGTTCTGCGGTACATTGCCATTATGAAGCAGACTGCCAACGTGCAGGGCAACCTTGCACAGACTATCCAGAGCCCTGCAAATCAGATTAAGATTCTGAAAGCGCAGTTGGATATGCTGGCGAAGTCTGTTGGCTCTCTGCTCTACCCTGCCATGAAATCCATTCTTCCCCCGCTGATTGCCGCTGTTCAGCTCATTCGAGAGTTTGTTGAATGGGTGGCAAAACTGATGGGCGTAAAGGTCGTGTTCACTGATTTCACTAAGAGTGCTGACAGCGTTGGTGGCATTGGTGACGCAATGGATGACACGGCAGATTCGACAAAGAAAGCTGCCAAAGCCCTCAAGGACTACACGATGGGTTTTGATGAACTGAACATCATCGACCCCACTCAAGGAAGTTCTGGCTCTGGCAGTGGTGCATCTGCTGGCAACATCTTGGGCGACGTAGACCTGTCCGGCTACGATATGTTCAAGAACTATGTTGGAAATACAGTTGATGCAATCAAAAAGAAGTTTGAAGAATGGAAGGACATCATTGCGGTTATTGGCGCAATGCTTGCCGCTCTTGGTATTGCGAAACTTCTCACCGATATTGGGAATGCAATTTCAAAACTTGGCCTTTTTCAAAAAATAGCGCTATCTATTGCGACAATTTTGATCGAAGCAAAGTTGGTCTTTGATTTTTCCAAAGGCTACGCATCTACTGGAAATCCGATTGATTTGGTCGGTGAAATTCTTTCCGCCGCATTTGGCTCATTTATTCTTTGGAAAGCTATTGGCGCAGATGGTATTACGCTTGGAATGGGCGTTGCTTTTGTCGCGAGCCTCGCCGGTTTAACGTACGCTCTTGCCTCTGGAAAAGCAAATGCTAACGATGCAAGCGTTTGGATTCAGAGCGTTCTTACAACCACGTTTGGTTCTATTGCTGGAATCACACTCCTTACCAATCTTGGCATGGGTGGCGTGGCTGCTGCTGGAATCTCCATTGGGTTATCTGGCCTAATTACCCTTGTCGGAATGGCTTATAGCGGCGTGAAAGGCGGTTCTATCAAAGTTGGAGATTATATCGACGCTATTTTAACGACCCTTTCTGGCGCAGCAGGAGGCATTGCTGGCGTGTCGATTGCCCTCGCAGCTGGCGCTGCTGCCCCTGTAGCTGGTGCTGCACTTATTGCTGGAATCGGCATTGGCGTCGTTCTTGAACAAGTTGGTGTTACATTCGCCGTTAAAGACCGCATTAAGGAAATTGAAGATTACCTTAAGCGTTATGAAGATGCAGGCTACACTACACTTGCTATTCATTATCGTCTAAAGAATCTTGGATTTTCTAATGATGAAGTGTCTATGGCCGAACAAGGGATTGATTCTACTTTTGAAATACTCCGTTATACTTTTGAGAAAAAGCTTGAATCTTTGAACGAGTGGTTTTCTGAAAAGTGGTCTGGGTTCAAAGAGAACTTCTCCAAATCTTTGAGCAGTTTAAGCGAAGCTGTATCTTCTGCTAAGCAGAGCTTAGATCAAGCTAGCGCCGATTTGAAGCAGTGGTTTGTAGGCGTTGGCGAATGGTGGAGTCAGAAGTGGTCTGGGTTCAAAGAGAACTGGGATAAGTCTTGGAACAGCTTAGTCGATACAATCAAAAATCTTCCAGCAAAGTTTTTGGATTACGGCAAAAACATCGTACAGGGTTTAATTAACGGTATCAATCAAGGCATCGAAAATGCCAAGAAAACCGTTGGTGGCCTTGCAAAAGCTGTCATTGACAAGTTCACTGCTGAGACTGACATTCACTCCCCTTCCAAGCTTTTTGAACAGTTCGGCATTTACATCGACCAAGGCCTTGCAAACGGTATAACCGCCGCTCAAGGCTATGTTGACGAGGCCATGCAGGGCCTTATCAATGGCGTGACCAATGCTGGAAACCAGTTCATCGAACAGGGCAAGCAGACTGGTATTGGCTTTGTGAACAACCTTGACCAGACTCTCACTAGCACTTGGCAGCAGCTCGATACCAACTTGCAGAATGACTTTTTTGGAACCATTCAGAACCTTTGGGAAGCCGCTCAGAGTGGCGATGTGAAGACCATCGGCACGACGATTGCTGCCGTGTTGTGGCACGCAATGGGCGAAGAGCAGCGCACTCAAATCAAGACGATCGCAACCAACATGATTACCGACTTGAGCACGCAACTGACCAATGCACTGTCTACGTTGTCTGCACAGGCGTATCAGATTGGCGGCGAGCTTCTGAACGGCATTACCTCGAAATTCGGCGAAATTTTGCAGAAGACCAAACAGCTTGGCGGTTCCCTCAGCTCAACGTTCCAGGCTGTGAGAGGGCCGTTGAAATCTGTCGCTACGGCAATTAGCGCGGCTCTTTCTGGCGGTCTCGCAAGTGCTTTCCCGACCATCTATGCGTCTATGGGAACTCTGATTTCTACCATTGGCGCATCGTTTGTGGCGATGCTTAACGCCATTGGCGCAGCTTTGTCTGCCACCATTTTCGGCATTCCTGCTGGACTGGTTGCTCTGGGTGCTGCGGCTGTCCTGGCTGCTTCCATTGCTGGAATCGTTGGTGGCATGGGCGGCAAAAAGAGCTCTTCCAGTAGCTCCTATGGCTCTACTGGCTACGATGAATCCGACTTGGGGCAGATTGATTACAGCAATGTTCCTGGAACATCTCAGTACAACGATGTGAACAGTGGTGTGCAGAGCAGCTATGCAGCCAGTACCACACAGATTAGCGCTGAAGAAATCAGAGACGCTGTGTACAACGGCGCTTATAATGCTCTTCTTGATTACAAGCAGCGTTACGATCAGGGAGGTAAAGACAATATCCTTAAAGTCTATCTCGATGGCAAACAGCTTACCGCAACCGTTGAAAAGCGTAAAAACGAACGTGGCCGCTCTATTATGGGCACCGAAGCTTATAGCTATTAAGGAGGTGAACCGCTTTGGCGATTCCAGCACTCATTACGATTGATGGCCGAGAAATGCCGGAGCCGTCTTCTTATGAAGCGACGACCAGTACCATTGTGGATTCTGGCCGCAACGTTCAGGGTAAGGTGGTCGGCTCTGTTGTTCGGCATGATGTAGCGAAAATTTCCGTAAAATGGAACTACCTTACTGCCGAACAATGGGCCGCCGCCATTGGCCCCTTCACTACCAAGTTTTACTGCTCCGTTCGATTTTTGAATCAGACAACGAATGCGTATGAAACAAGGAAAATGTACGTTTCTGACCGAACGGCTGGTATGTGGCGTAGAGGGCCTAAAACCGGCAAGGTAATGGGCTGGACTAATTGCGCACTTGCGCTTGTGGAGGTTTGATGTATGGAACATCCATCTCAAGCATGGCTTGACAAGTTCAACGACACTCTTGTGCCGGAAGAGTTTGTTGAGATTTCTTACAATAGCACCGAACCAGGCGTTCAAGAGGATGCCACCGCAAGCGCAACTGCACAGGTTCCTTTTGGTAATATCGAAAATACCACGAAGGAACCTGACCGTGTATTGACGAAATATGCAACAGGGGAAACAAATCTGCACGTTCTGGACGGCAGTTTCAGATTGTTGCCGGATTCTGTCCCCTACGCAGATGCCGGTTTTATCAGTCAGACGCTCGTGAGCGATTCCAGCCACCCGCGCATTATTCTTTCGTTCGGCAGCGTGCACACACGCGCCGTTCCTGGCTTGACGGTCGTTTGGTCGTCCATGATGAACGAATGGGCAGCTAAATTCAAGCTCACGGCTTATAAGGGAACCGCCGTTGTGAGTACCATCACTGTATCGAACAACAGAAGTGTTTATTCTGAGACCGAATGGGAAATTTACGGTTACGACTCCATTGCCATTGACATTCTGGAATGGAGCATTCCAAATCGTCGTGCTCGCATTGAATGGATCATGGTCGGCCTTCACAAGGTATATAGCAAAAAAGACCTTGTTTCGTACACGCACACATCCAGCCGAGACCCGATCTCGGCGCAGCTTCCTAAAGACAGCATCGAATTCTCTTTGGACAACAGCCAAAAAACGTGGGATGCTATCAACCCTCGCGGCATGTTTCGATATCTGTATGAACGGCAGGAAGTGGACGTCCGTTATGGCATGGATGTGGATGGAGAAACGCAATGGATTAATGGCGGCAAATTCTATCTTTCGGAATGGAGCGTCCCTTCTAATGGCCTGGAAGCGTCTTTCACGGCTCGTGATGCCCTTGAGTTCATGATGACCTCAAACTACACGGGTCGAAAGACGGGCACGCTTTATCAGATGTGCTACGACGCACTGGAGACGTTGCCCTCTAATGTTCCTTCGTTCTACATTTCCGAAGAGCTAAAAGAATACAGCACCGATATTTCTTCCGAAAAAACTTCGTACAAGAACTCAGACATCCTGCAATTGGCCGCAAACGCAGCGGGTATGGCTTTGTACCAGACGCGAGATGGTCACATTCGTATCGAGCGAGTCAACTTGACCGCAGAAGAGGGAACTGAAGTATACGAGATTCCAGTTATCAATAACTTCCAGTGGCCTGAAATCTCTTTTGCGTCCCGCGTCAAGAATGTGTCTTGCAACGTTAATGGCAAAGAGCATCTGTACCCGGAAGGCTCTAACGCGGAAGGCGTCACCCAGACCGTCAGCAACGAGCTGCTGACCGAAGCAATGCTTGTCAAGAGCAAAAACTCCATCACTGAAGCTTATGCTATGCTAGCAAACCGCAAAAAGGTCGAACTTGAGTATCGCGCCAGCCCGCACATCGATGCATTTGACCACGTAAAATTCAATCACAACTTTGGCTACGCATCCAGCGTCTTCGTAACGGAAAGCAAATACCAGTATACGGGCTGTTTCAAAGGCACGATTTCCGGCTATGTCCTGGCAGACGTTTCGTCCGTGTCTTTGTCCTCGTCTTCTCTGTCGTTGATTTACAATGAGCCAAAGGTGTTGACCGCAGAACTTCTGCCTTATGACCCCGACTTGCCTACTGTCAGCTGGCGCGCTTCGCCGGAAGGAATCGTCACGCTTCGCGTTCTTACAAACGAATCCGGCAAATCCACCTGTGAGGTCAAGTACAATCGCAAGGGAAATGCTACCGTTTCGGCATACGTTGGCTCTGTCAGCTCGTCAATCCCGGTCGTCAACAACTCTCCTTCTTTGTACTTGAGCACACGCGCTCTTGGCGTTCGTTGGGGCGCTCCGCAGGATATCACCGCAACGTTTGTACCTAATAACTACGGGGCTCCTGAAATCAACTGGTCTGCGTCTCCTTCTGACGTTGTTCGGCTGGATATCGTAGCCAAGAGCAACGGTTCTTCGACCTGTCGCGTGACCTGGCTCAAAAAAGGTAGCGCAACAATTACCGTTACCGCTGCTGAGGAAAAATCAACCTGTTCTGTCGTTGCAAGCCCTGCTACAATTGGCTCTCTTCCCATCGGAACAACACTTTATATCAAAGAAAGCAATCAAAGAACCGCATTTGTTCTTGCAAAGCATGATTATGAAGAAGCTTCTTCTAAGTGGCCAACATTCCCCGGAAACGGAAAAGGCCTTTCTTTGCTCGCTCGTTCTTCCAAGACTGTACTTTCGCATGTGTGGAGCACCAAAAGTGCTTCCTATGATAGTCGTTTTACCAATATATATTCCGGTAGCACTATTGACGAGTGGTTGAACGGCGAATATTTCAGAACGCTCGACTCTAGTATTTCCAGTAAAATCAAGAATACAAACATCCGAGTCTCTCCTGGCCCTCAAACTTATAAAGACGATGACGGCAATTCTCATACGACTGATGGCTCTGCGGTCACTTGGATATCTCGCAAAGTTTTTCTCTTGTCTGCAACAGAACTTGGCATGAGCTCTAGCGTTTCTGGCATTACTAAGGAGGGCACGGCTTTGCCGAATTGCAGTGAAATGCTTTACAACATTATCGGAAGTTCTAATTATGCATGGACTCGCTCAAGATGTTTTGATGCAACGCCATTCGCTTATCCAGAATTTTTCAAGTATAACAGTTCTGCTGTTGTTTCTCCGTCCAAGTCTAATAATAGCTATTATACATATACGGCAATTTCTGATGTCACAAAAAAGTATCCTGTTCTTCCGGCATTTACTCTTCCTGCCACATTGGAAGTTGATGTTAATGGAAACGTTCTTTCTTAACAAGGAGGCTTTATGGCAATATGGATTACAGACCGCACGCAGTCAGACGTTGACCGTGTGAACGAATTGCACAATAAAGCCAACGTTGGCACATGGACAGAAGAAGAACAGGCTGAATGGGCAGCTGGCATGAAGGGTGCTCTTAGCTACACGGATTACAACCGCATTGAAAGTGGTGTGTCCGAGCTTGCCGCTACACTTGGCGCGTCTGTTTCTATCAAAACGAACTGGACGGTGGAAGGATACATGACCACAAGCGACGCAAATCGCTGGCTATCGAACGTATCCAACATTCGGGCCAAGTGCAGCGGCCCCGGTGGTCTGCCAAGCACTCCAACCAGCATGGATAAGTTGGCATACAAGACCATGAATGAAATCGAAGAAATTCTGGCCAAGATAGAGCGAATCGCAAACGACCATTTGCTCTACTGTGGCGAGCCAATTTGTGGAGGTGAACCATACTATGCAGTTTATTGACCGAAAAGCAAAATACCCGGGCCGTTGGACTATGAAAAAGTCAGACGGCACATCGGAAGTTGTCACGTTGGTTCGCAATGATGAACCTGAGGTTGAAGGCACTCCGATGAACGCGGAGACGATGAATACTTTAAGTGACGTTGCGGGCGCGGATGTTGCGCGTATACAGGCGGAAACTGCCGCAAAGAAGTCGGAGGAAGACCGTAAGAAAGCGGAAGCTGCCGCAGGAAACGCCGTCAACGACGCAACAAAGCTTATCAAAGGCTACACAGACAGCGCTCTCGCCAGCAAAAAAGCTGCCGAGAAAAGTCGGATTGATGCCAACACATCCCGCGAACAAGCTCAAAAAGCGCAGAAAGCTGCAGAGGACGCCGCAGAACTGGCTGGCTCAAGAGCTGGAACAGATAAGACCTTAAGTAAAGAAAACGCTCCAGCAGATGCAAAGGCTGTTGGGGACGCGCTAGACATCAATAAGCTTATTGAAGCCTTAGATGTAGAAAACAATATCCCTAAAGATTCAGATTACTTTGTTGGACAGCATGTTAATGGCGAAAACGAGTCTGCTGTGAGTTATCGCCGCAAGCCACTGAGCGCTCTCTGGAACTGGATTAAAGCGAAACTTGGAAGCGCTGCGTTCAAAGCAACTCGGACGCTGACGAGTGTAGGACCAAGTGGCTGGAAAGATGCTGCAACCGACCAGAAGTATGTGCCGGATATGGCTTTTATGGCCTATTGGAATGGCGCATACAGCGGAACTTCGTCGAATCTGGCGTACTGTAACCAAGGGGCATTTGGAAGTATGATCAAAGTGGCGGCACGAAAGAATCACAATACAAGTGATACGTGGATTCCAGTCTGGTCAGGCGACAATTTGGACTACATCCTGAAAAGCGAGTTGAACGTGAAGTACGCTAATGGCGCAGGCAACGCGAACGGTTTCACCTTTGGTGCACAATCAAGCGACCCCGGTGCAAACTCTAGCTTGACGACCAATAAAGTTCTGTTTGTCTACGAATAAGTTCAAAATGGAGGATGACATGGACGAGAAGACGATCGCGCCGGGCTACGAAGTGCCCGTATTGGACGAAGAGAAGAACGACAACTATGCTGCGGTGGAAGCGGCGGTGAACGAGCACAACGAGACCGCACAGCCGGGCGAGACGTACTGGGGCATCTCCCTCGAAAACGAGAAGTACACCGTATACGAGTACGGCGAAGTGCCCACCCCGCCCAGCGAAACCGAGCAGATGGAAACGCTGCGGGCAAAGAAGCTGGAGGAAGCTTCCGACGCCTGCGAAGCGGCCATCACGGCGGGCATCGACGTACAGTTCGGGGACGGGACTCAGGAGCATTTCTCGCTGGAAGTGCCCGACCAATCCAACATCGACGGTGTGTTCAACGCGGTGATGCTGGGGGCCACGGCCTACCCCTACCACGCAGACGGAAAGCAGTGCAAGCTGTACTCCGCCGCTGACATCGTGACGCTGTACACGGCAAAGCAGACCACCATCACCAAGCAGACCACCTACAACAATTCCCTGCGGCAGTGGATCAGCCGGGAGACGAGCCTTGAGGTGCTGAAGGGCATCTCCTATGGCGTTGAGCTGCCGGAGGATCTGAAAGCCGAGGTGGCGGACATCCTGCAGAAGGCAAAAGAGCAGGTGGAGGCCATTGCGAAGAAGCTGGGTGAGCGATGAAACGGGAATTTGCGAAACTATCCATCTTGGCGCTGCTGGGCGGGGTGCTCTACATGGGCGTGGAGCTGCTATGGCGGGGCCGCACCCACTGGACCATGGGCATCGTGGGCGGGGTATGCTTCGTGCTCATCGGGGGCCTGAACAACTACCTGCCCTGGGAAATGCCCATCTGGAAGCAGGCCGTCTGCGGCAGCGCCCTGGTGACCGCCGTGGAGCTTGTAGCAGGAGTCATCCTGAACTTGTATTTGGGCCTCGGCATCTGGGACTACTCGGGCCTGCCCTGCAACCTGCTGGGCCAGATCTGCCTGCCGTTCAGCCTGCTGTGGGCGGCGCTGAGCGTTCTCTGCATCTTTGTGGACGACGCGCTGCGGTGGAGGCTGTTCCACGAGGAGAAGCCGAGGTATCGGTGGTAAGGAGATTTCAAAATGGGAAAGAATTTGCTCGTGGGTGTTGGCAGCAGAGCCCGGCACGTCAAGGCCATGTACGTAGGCGTGGGCGGAAAGGCCCGCAAAGTCAAGAAAGTGTACGTCGGTGTCGGCGGGAAGGCCCGCCTCGTGTATACGAGCTATGTGGCGGTGACGGGAATTACACTGACACTGAACGACAAATATGCCGACGAACCAACCATCACCGCAGTATTTACACCGAGTAACGCGACGAACCAGAAAGTAACATGGAATACTACAGTCACATCTGTAGTATCTGGCATTGGCATCTTAAGTTCAAACGATACGACCTGTGTTCTTTCACATACTAGAAACTCGAACGTAAGTACAATTCTGACGGCAACAAGCGCGGATGGAGTAACCGTACAATACCGTGTAGAGTTTATCTATAGTCTACAGAAATATTGGACCATTACCAAGATATAAAGCGGATGGTGTAAAAAGAAAAAGCAGACAGCTGGAAAGACTGCCTGCGAACCATCGCAATACGCTGTCGATAAATAATCTGTAAAATTTCAAAATGGAGGTGAAAACCATGGGAATCGAAAGTTATTCCCTCGCTAGAATACAATATTCTAATAAACAATAAGGAGGCACGATATGAAAGCACTCTTTGATTTTATCTCCAAGCTTCTTGCAGCCCTCTCCCGCGCTGCCGGAGACAAGGCAGAGGAGCCGGACGCCCCCACTCCTGAAAAAGTGTCCACTGTGGACACCGTACCGGGCTGGACGGGTGCGCCGCCCTACCGCTACATCGACGTGAGCCGCTATCAGGGCAAAATCACCCTCAACGGCTGGCGCAAGGTCAAAGCGGCTGGTTACAAGGGCGTCATGCTCAAGACGGTCTCCACGAATCCGAAGATGAGCAAGCGGGCAGACGGCCTGTACATCGACCCGACCTTTGAGCGCAACTACCGCAACGCCCGGGCCGCTGGGCTGGACGTGGGCGTCTACTACTACACCTACGCCACCAGCGAGGCTATGGCGGATGCAGAGCTGGCCCTTGTGCGGGAAGCGGTACGCGGCAAAGAGCTCACCATGCCCGTATGCGTGGACGTGGAAGAAAACAAGATCAAAAAGCTCTCCACGCTTGACCTCACCAACGTTGTGGCGTATGCGCTGGAACAGGTGGAAGCTATGGGCTTTTACGCCCAGCTGTACACCTACACCCACTACTCCAACATGGAGCTGGATATGGGCCGCCTGGCAAACCGCTGGGACGTCTGGCTGTCTGACACCACCGGGCACACCCCCGCCGTCGGCTACCACTACAACGCCCACCAGCACACCAGCAAGGGCTCTGTTCCGGGCATCTCCGGCAACGTTGACCTCAACGTGACCACCCGCAACTACCCGAAGATCATCAAGACAAAGGGCCTGACGCGGCTCAGGGAGGGCACATGACTGAAAAAGAGGCTTTAATTTGGATTGTGGGCATCTTGGGCAGCGCGTGCGCGGCAGCGATTACGCTGGACAAGGTGCTGGACATCATCCACAAGTACATCAAAAAGTCACAGGCTCCCAACGATGCACAGGACAAGCGTCTGGATGAGCTGGACAGGCGCGTGGGAGTCATCGAACAGGGGCAGCTCCAGCACAGTGCCGCTCTTGCCAGAGACCTGAAGCGCTTTGACGAAATCGACCGGGTGAGCCGCCTGACGCTGGACGGCGTGCGCAATCTTCTTGACGCCCAGTTGAACGGCGATAATAAAGCCGGTATGGAAAAATCAAAAGCTGACATTGACAAGTATCTTTTAGAGGGAGTGACGACATGGAAGCAGTAAGCAATTTTCTGAGCGCCGTCCCTGGCCCGGTGGCCCTTGCTCTGATGCTGGGCGGCTTTATCTTCTACGCCCTTGGCTGCATCCGGCTGGGGTATGGTGCGGCAGTCAAGCCCACCGTGCTCCAGCTCATCGAGCAGGCAGAAAAGGACATCCAGGGCACCAAGAAAGGCGCGGAGCGCAAAGCCTGGGTGGCTCAGATGCTCCGCGCGGCCCTGGCCACAAGCAAGTACGGGCGTTTTATCTCGTGGGCCATCACCGATGAGACCATCGGAGTGACGATTCAGTTTTTCTTTGACCGCATGAAAGCTGCACTGGAAAAGCAGTAAGGAGGATATCATGGCAAGCACTACATACCGCCATCTCGGTGACGTCATCGAGATGTACGCCGTACAAAGACGTTTTCGTGACTTTACGAAAACATTCTGCGATTTTGTTAAGGTTAACAAAATCGACCATCTCGGTAACGCCCCCGTAATGGTGCGCAACGCGGGACAGTTGCCGCAGCCTTTCTGGCTCGGTGCTGCCTGTGGCGGCGGCTCGTGTGGTGCTGCCCGCTGCGCTGCAAGGACTTGACCGGCAGCAGATGACCGCCGCCATCAAAAGCGCACCGCTTGGGAGGGTAGACCGTAAGATAGCCTTACTGCGATACGTTGAGCGGCTCCCGCTGCCAGACATTGCAACGCAAACACATTACAGCCGGACGGCAATAGGCTACCGGCTGAAAGGCATTGAAAAAATGCTGAATGTGTGATATAATATAACACGAGTTAAGTGTCTTTAGAATTATATCCTTATTACTGGAGACTAGTTCTATATGACGCAGTCTGCAGCGTAATCTTGATGGGTTCCAGCCATCACGGTTACGCTGTTTTCTTTTTGCGCGGATTATAGTATAATAATCTTAATTGGGTGCGATTTCTTACGAAACGCGTTGAAGCGGCAGGCTTTCGGGTCTGCCGCTTTTCTTTTTGCACGATTTGTGGTATAATAATTTCAACAAATCCACCCGGCCTCTCGAAGAAGCGCATTAGGGCGGATATCTGAACCCGTTAAGCCTCTCAACGATGCGTATCATGGCGGGTCTTTTTCGTTGATACAGTCTCCCACCCGCCTACTTATAGTGCGTACCATGCGGGAGACGCAATTTTGCCATTTCGGTGGCAGGGCGATTACTCGCTCACTTATAATCCATCAGCTTTAGGCTGGTGGATTTTGTTTTATTCGCACTATTTTTGTCGAAAGCATTGCCATATATTGGACGATGTGATATTTTAGCATTGCACTCCAATGTGTGCATCCTTACAGTTAAGCGCTCATGCGGATTTTTCCGTGTGGGCGCTTTTCTTTTTGCTTAAGATAATCAAGCTTTAAGCAAGGTTTAACCAAGATTTTTTGTCCTTCGTTTGACGTTCGTTGTCTTTCGGCTTTTGCTGATGCAGTACACTGGGAGCATCAGGAGGGATGTATTATGAGCTATTATCCTACACCCGGAGCACCTTACGTTCCGCAGCAGCCTGTCAATCCTTACGGCGGCATGGGCACGGTAGGGCTTGTCACTCCCCTACCGAACACGCAGATGCAACAGACACAACCGCAGCGTCCGCAGCCGATGAATGGGCAACAGCCTGTTCAGCAGTCGGTACAAGATGGCGGTTGGTTGCTTGGCAGACCTGTTTCCAGCAGGGAGGAGTTTTTGGCGATACCGTCCGATCTGTACGGCCGACCGACTTACTGCCCGGACTTGCGCAGTGGCGTGATCTACTGCAAGCGGCTCAACCCGGACACCTGTGAATCCTATGTGCAGGAGTTTTACAGCCCGGAAGCATGGCGGCAGATGCAAGCACAACAGGCACAGCAGACCGCTGCACCGACACAGCAGTATGTGCCTATTGAGCAGTACAACACCCTTGTACACCGGCTGGATGAACTGGAAAAGTGGCAGAAGAGCTTCTCTAAGCCCACTGCCGCAGCGAAGAAAGGAGAATAAGCGATGCCCTCTCCGTTTGATATGATTACTCACAGCCCCATCATGCAGCTTGCAAATCTGGCTCGTGCAGGGCAGAACCCGATGGGGCTTATCCAGCAGTTGGGTGGGCAGAGCGCACCCATCATGCAGGGGCTGAACCTGATTCAGGGCAAAAACGAAGCACAGCTCCGAACGATGGCGCAGAACCTCGCCAAAGAGCGTGGCATTGACCTGAACCAGCTGGCAAGCGTCCTGAATCTAACGCTGCCCCGGTAACGCATCCCTCTAAGCGAAACGCTTCTCAGTTTTGCGGACTTGACAAAAACCGCTTTTGTTTGGCTTCGCCCATCGCATACGGCGGTGGGATAGCATAACGCAAAACTGAAAGGAGTTTTTTATGGACGATTTTGCAACTGGCTATCTGGCTGGGCAGGACGGCGGCAATAACAACGGCGGATTCTTCGGCAACGAAGGTCTGTGGGCGGTTATCATCCTCGCCATCATCTTCGGCTGGGGCAACTACGGCAACGGGCGCAACGGCAACGACAACGGTATGGCGAGCTACATCCCCTATCTGGTGGGCACTGGTGCAACCGGTCAGGGCGGTGCAGACACCCGCGCGGCTCTGTCTGAGGGCTTCTATCAGCAGGACACCTCCCGTTCTCTGGCGGGCATCCAGAGCGGTATCTGCTCTCTGGGCTATGACCAGCTGGCACAGATGAACGGCGTCAACACCAACATCGCGAACGGCTTTGCTGGCGTGAACAGTGCCATCTGTCAGCTTGGCTACCAGAACGCACAGCTCGTGAACGGTCTGGAACGCATCGTGTCTAACGGCGACAACGCCATCAACCTTGCCATCATGCAGGAAGGCAACGCCAGGCAGGCTGGGCAGACCGCACTTGCCACGCAGCTTGCATCTTGCTGCTGCGAGAACAAGCAGCTCATCGGCGACCTGAAGTACACCATCGCAACGGAGGACTGCGCTACCCGTCAGGCTATCGCAGACAACGCCCGCGCCATCGTGGACAACTGCAACGCCAACTTCCGCAGCATGATGGACTACTTCACGCAGGATAAGATTGCCACTCTGACCGCTGAGAACCAGAGCCTGAAGTTCGCCGCTTCTCAGGATCGGCAGAATGCGCTTCTGACCACCGTGATGTCCCAGCAGACTGATACCATCCTGAACCGTGTGAATCCTCGTCCGATTCCCGCTTATCAGGTGGCAAACCCCAACGTGGGCGTGAACTGCTGCGGCTGCTGCTAACCAACACACTCCCCGATAACACCGGGTGAACCATCGGGGCAGGGGTAAGACACCTCTGCCCCTGATTTTTTAGGAGGAAAACATTATGGCTTGCAAAACAAGCTGCAAACTCTGCCCCCATCTGGTCTTGAGCCAGTCTGTCACGTTTGCCAACGATACGCTGACCATCAACATCCCTGCTGGCGCATACCAGAACGGAGAGAAGTATTGCATCGTGGTTGCCCAGAGCATCCCGGACACGACCACCATCAACGCCCCTGTTGTCATCACCATTGGCGCAGGCACTACCGCATACCCTCTGACCGACTGCAACTGCGCTCAGGCAACCGCTGAGAGCATCCACACTCGCACCCGCTACGCTACCCGTGTGGCAACGTCTGCGACCGGCACCGGCACGTTCAAATATCTTGGCTGCTTCTGCCGCTCCCACGCCGGTGCGCCCGCGTCCATTTCCTAAGGAGGTATAGATTATGGGCAAGACTAATTTTCGCCGCATGATGATGCTCCGTGAACACGACAAAACCCGTGAGCCGGAACGTGACCGCCTTGAGGAAGAGCGTGACCGCAGGGAACGTGAACTGGAACGCCGTCTGCGCAAGCTGGAAGGTGACAGCGACCGCTATCCTTACTATCCGCAAGAGGAGAACCGCTACATCGGCCCCTACCCTATCCCCCGCTACCCTGACGTAGAGAATGGGCGCAGAATGCCGCAAATCGGCTTCTCGCAGAACGGTGACTGGGACAAGCGGGCTGGGCAGTACGAACGTGGCGGCGCAGACAGCCGCTCTATCAAGATGCCACGCCAGCACCTCACCCACGATGAAGCAGAGGAATGGTGCGACAGTATGGTGAATGCTGACGGCACAAAGGGCTGTCACTGGACGCTGGAACAGACACAGGACGTTGCGAAACAGCGCAATATCAACTGTGACCCGAACGATTTCTGGGCTGTCATGAACATGATGTACTCGGATTATTGTCAGGTCGCAAAGCGCCAGTCCGTTGACACTCCGGGCTTCTACGCTGACATGGCAAAGGCGTTCCTTGAGGACGCAGATGCCGCAGATGGCAAGGCGTATCTCTACTGGGATTGCATTGCTGATAAGTAAAACAGAACCCCTGTGTAGTTTTTAGCGGCTACACAGGGGTTCTTCTATTTTAACTTTAGAACTTAGTTTTTATCGTTTTGCTTAATTTCTTCTTCAACCGCAATGTACGGAATGTTCTCCAAAGATGCTCTAAGCAACGCAATCACAGCTCTGCCAGATTTTCCGTCTGCCAGTTTTGATACATCTTTTAGCTTTTTTAAGACATCTTCTCGCTTCACATACTTACCCATTATTATTCTCCTTAGAACTCATCTTTTATCATTTTCCATTTTTGCGCCACAATAATTGCAAAATGCTGTATCTTTGAAAGCATACGGATCCCAGTCGCTTCCGTATGTAAGCAATACAATACTTGGATATTTACAGTTTCCACACACCCACGAATTTCCATCCCATTTCCAACTAGCTACCAGTTTCTTTTCTTTTGCAATTTCAACAGCTGGAAGCTCTCTGATTTCGCTCCATGCAGCCACATAATCGCCATGAGTTCGTTTTACGATATTCATAGCATCTGTCTTTTTGATATATTCGCTCTCAATCATAATAACAATCTCTCCTAAATCTTAACTTTTATTGTTATTTTGAATAATGCAATAAAGCGTCTTTTGTATAGTACAATTCCATATCTGCCTTGTACATATCAAGTTGTCTTTTGCTATTCACAAGCGTGTTAAAGTTAAATCCCGCTATAAAAGATACGGCGATGGACAAAATCAAGTGCGCTGCAACCAATTTACCAGCAAAGATAAATGGAATCTGAACTGCTACAGCAAAGACATCGAACAAAAGAACGCAAACTCCGTATTTAATCATTTTCTGTAAACGGCTAATGCTTTCTTCGTAAAATTCCTTCGACCTCATCATACGTTAATCCTCCAAGAAGTCCTCTTGATTCAGAACTTGATTTACAATTCGTTCTGTACATTCTTTGATAACCGTAGATGCGGGGACGTGATCTTCATAAGCTATGTTTTCATATTGCGCTCCTGCATATTCAAAGAACCTTTTAGAAAGTATTTCTGCATCCGCACGGCACAACGGCTTTAATTCGTATTGCAACGGAAATCTTCTTGTAAGTGCAGGGTCAAGCCTATCAAATCGGTTTGTCGTTCCAATAATAATGACATTGTTCGGCAATCTATCCATTTCCTGCATAATCGCAATAACAACACGGTTCATTTCTCCAACGTCATCTTTTTGCCCACGAGCCATTCCGACCGCATCTATTTCATCAAAACAAAGAACGCAAGGAGCAGTTCTCACATAATCGAAAATTCTTGCAAGGTTAGATTGTGTTTGCCCTAAGTGTGAATCAACTAGACTTGAAAATTGAATCCTCAAAAACGGAAGTTTCGCTTTATGTGCGATATACCTAGCCAGCATGGTTTTTCCGCATCCGCTTTGCCCATAAAGCATCAATGCTGGCAAATAAGGAATGCCCATCTCGTTCAATTTTTCAGATGCTCGATAAATAGCAACGATTTTCTGCGTTATACTTTTTTCTTCGTTTCTAAGAAGGAATCTTGCTTCTGGAAATTCTTCTGTATCCTCTGCAATCAAAAGATGCTGTAAGTTATATGGCAATTCAATAAATTCTCTTTTGCTTTCCAACTTGCGAAACATATTTTCTTTGAACTGCTCATCTTTTTTGGATGATATAGAATTCAAAATGATTTTAACGGCTTTTTGCGCGTTTCGCATATCGCCATCGCAAACAAATCGAATAAGGCTTCGTTCACTATCATTCATCCAAGAAATCCTCCAACTCAATCTTTCCTTCTGCCGCCGCAGCCGCCAGAGCGTACACGAACTGCCCAATCGTCATTCCGTGTCGCCGTGCTTCACGGTTGATGTACTTGCGTTCTTCTTCGCTCATAAGGATGGTAATGCGCTTGGAACGCTTGCCGTCACCGCTTGCAACGCCTTGATGCGATTCCGGCATCGGGATTTTTTTCTTTGTCAAGCCAGCTTCTGCTAGTGCGCCGGATACATCGCCCTGTTCGATAAGACGTTGAACTTCTTTTGCCTGTTTCAGTTTCTTCGGCTTACTTTCGCTTACTACGGCATTGTTTGGCTGTGTTTCACTGTCTTTGGCTTGCTTCGGCTTAATACTGCTTAACTGCGCTTCATTAGGCTGTGCATGGCTGTCTGTGGCTTCACTGGGCTTAATCTGTGCTTGTTCGGCTTCGTTCGGCTTTGCTTGGCTTACTTCTTCTTCCTTTGGCTCACTTCGGCTTAATGGCTGTTCCGAAAAAATAGGCTGAAAATCAAACCCGCCAAGCAAGCCTGAGGATTTTTTGCTGGTTGACTTCATCAGCCTTCACCTCCGACAATATGCTGCGCCAGTGCCAAGAAATCCTCTGCGCTGGTGCTTTTTGCCGTGTCGCCGCTAAACAAACTGTGACGTTCTGCCTGTGCCTTACGAACGCCCATAGACGGTCTAATCTTCACATCCAGCAGGGTTGTTCCCATGCTCTGTGCAATCACAGGGAGCTGTTCCACAACCTCTTTGGACAGGTTTTCTCGGCTTTTGTACTGGTTCAGAAGCAGACCTTCAATCTTCAAAGTCGGATTGAAGTATCTGCGAACATCTCCGATGGTCTGCGAAAGCTGGCTCAAACCAGCCAGTGCGTAACGGTCTGCCGTGATGGGAACGATGATGCTGTTGGCGGCGATCAGTGCGTTCACAAGCGCAAGACCAAGCTGCGGTGGAGTGTCCAGCACAATGTAATCGTACTGACCAGACACGCTTTCAAGGGCTTCTCGCAACCGGAAATTCTTGCCCATGTCCCGCACAAGCTGCTCGTCAATGTCCTTCAATGCGTTATCAGACGGAAGAATGTCACCAGCTTCACAGTGCTGGATTCCTTCCTCGACCGTGCCTTGCCGAGTCATCACGTCAAACAGGGTGCATACGTCCTCTGTCTGTGCGCCGTAGGTGTCCGTTGCATTGCACTGGGCATCGCAGTCCACCAGCAGGACTTTCTTGCCAAGCAACTGCAACGCACCAGCCAGACAGGTGCTTGTTGTGGTCTTTCCTGTGCCGCCCTTCTGGTTGGCGACAGCTATGATTTTTGCCATTTTTATTCTCCCCACATTACAAAATAACCGTTGTACTTAAATTTTTTTGCTGCCTTACCGGCTTCAATTAGTGCCTTTCCTTCCTCAATTGCTTCGTCTGGTTCTACAGTGCCGTGTCCACGAGAACCGACCATTACATGAATTGGCGTATCAATTCCATCCCCAACTGTGAAAAACTCAACTCTGTTACAATCGAAGTCGTTTCGCAATTTCGCTATTTCTCTGTACAAAACGGAACTTTGAACTTTTTTCATTTTATCACTCTTTCTTTTTAGTAGAACGGATATGCTGCTTTTATCTCGTCTCCGACCCACAACACAGGCGTGACGTGCCATGCAATTACAGTTCCTTTGATTTCATTACTATCGGAATCAAACCATTTGCCGTTGATTGTATCGTACTCGCCGGTTATGAAACTTTTTTCTCCTGTTTTCTCATCTTTGATACGAAGTAAAAGCCCATGCGGCCATCCTTTTAGGCTTTTATCCGGCATAACATCTTTAGTCATGTACCACTTGTCTTTGTCAAAGCCTTTCGGAAACATCGGAATCATACTCTTTCTCCTTTCTGCATCATCTGCTCAATGTGCTACATCTGACTACTTCAAGAAGCTATCGTCAAACGTAGCATAATCATCAAGGTCTGCTTCTTTCAAAATTGAATACATATAAGCGCCGGGGTCTTTTTCAATCCTATCAAGTCGCTCACTGACAAGAATCCTGTATGCATTCTCAATGATGTTCACAACAGCTTCTTTTTTCTTGTTAGGCTTGATGTTCGGATACTTCTCCGGCAATCTCTTTGCCACCAGCTTTGCGGTCAAGATACACTGGCTTTTAGACATCTCCGGCGCAATGGATGCCCAATCAACATCCTCGTATGCGCCGCTGCGGGGCTTTCTGGCAGGTCGTTGGCTCTTTGGAACATCTTTTAGCTCTACGCTTTCAACCTCGTTAGCTTCCACGTCTATGACTGGCTCATTAGACTTGAAAGCTACATTGAACTTCACAGCAACCGCATTGCGGCCTCTCATGACCTTGTCATATTCAACGCACAGGTCTGATACTTCGTTTATTTCAGCTACCGCAATATCAATGACACGCCGCCTAAGATGCTTAAACTCTTGATAGCTAGGTTCTCTTGCGCCAAGCTGTTCCCTTAATCTATCCAACGTAATTTCGGGCTGGCTCACGCCACGTCCAATAAACTCTCGGAGAATCGAATACAGCAAAATACTATACTGCGATTTCATATTCGCTGTGTAGCGTAAGCGATACTTGACATATCCACGCTCTGCAATGTCGAAGAAAACAGGTTGCAGAAGCGGGTTACAACATAACGACACAGTAATATTCATCAAACTAGGTTCAAAGTTTACAGTTGCTCTACTAAACAAGGGATACAGGTCAAACGAGCCTGAACCGTCACCTCTAGGAACTTCAACAGAGTTGTCGATGAAATGCTTGACTTGTGCCTTCAAATTCCTAGAGTTGATTTTCAGCCCCAAAAACTCGCAATACTCTTGTAACGTAAACTGAACCGTTGAAGTTTCAGGGTCTCTCGGATTGATGCGGCTAAGATACACTTCAAGCAACCGAAGCTCTCCTGCTGTATAGTCAGTGAACTTTGCCCAAACAAGCTGTCTGCTTTTTTCAACCAAGTTCCCGCCTTTAATATCAGACAATCTTATCACGCCTCCTCTCGTATAAGAGTATATCACAAACAGGTGTACAAATCAATAGCAAGCGTACACCTGTTTCCACTTTTTGTACACCTAACTGTCCACATTTCGTACACCTATTTCCACAATCTGTACACCTATATCCATTTTTTGTACACCTCTTTACATTATATAAAACAAGATTATTAACAGGATTATAAAATAACTTCTACTAATAGCAGAAGAAGAAAATTTTCCACAAAATCTTTTCTTTCTCTCTCAAAAAGTGGAAAACACAAAGCGAATACTGCTAAATAAACAGATGTTCAGCATCCGAAAGGCTGAAACGCTTAACGGTTAGGTTTACCTAACGTGTACAAAAAGTGGATGAAAAAATTTTAATTCAATGCTATGGGGGACAGATTGACAAGGCGACCAATCACAGACAACAGATTAACGATAATTCGTTATTTATTCCGCGCGCATGTTGTCGATTTACAGCCTATGGGGGACGGAATGACAAGGTAAATTTGCCCGATAGGTGTACAAAAAGTGGATGAACATTAACAAAATGTTCTGCAAAAACATCGATAATTCGACAATCAGCGCAAAATGTTTTCCTCGTTGATGGTATAAGAATCGTTTCGATTCATGGCCGCAGCTTCCCCACAGTCCTGTGCCTGATATAAAATCTGCATATTGGGTTGCGTTCCGTCTGGGTCGGGGTCGGTTTTGGTGGCCTGTGCCATTTCATAATGACCGGTGACGGTGCGGCAGACGGACACACGATCACGCAAAGTCGTGTGAAGGTTGGCTACCATTTCGCACAGAACGGCAAGGTAATCTGAGCCGTGATTGCCATAGATCAGGTAGCACAGCAGGTCGATTTCCTGTGGATGGGCGTCTTTGATATGCTCTATCAGCGTATCTCTCTTTCTCTCGGTGCTGGCATCGCCAGCCAGACTTTCCAATAATCCTGGATGCAAACAGGTGTCTATATACGGCTTGACCGCAACACCGCAGCACACGAACCATTTTATGATAGTAGGAGCATCTGGGGCCATTGTCCCTTGCTCGTAACGAAAAATGGATGTCCGGCCTACACCCATTTTGTCCGCAAGCTTCTGTTGGCTAAGCCCAGATTCCGCTCTTGCCATCTCTAACGCTTTTGCCACTCGTATCCTATAATCATCCATAAATACCCCTCTTTCGACAAAATGATACAAAAGCAAAGAAATTTAACTGATATATTGTTCAAAATGTGAAACAATAATTGAAAAAAGTCGCTGTTCCATTGAAACAGCGAGATGTGGTATAACTGTATTGTCAAAAAATTCCAAAGAGGAAGGGAACAAAAATGAAAGAAACTGCAATCTGGAACCATGAACGTATGCCGATCATCGACGGAATGCCCGCCAGTGTTCCCGATGGGAAGCCGCACACACCTGAACCGTGGGAGGAAAGCGAATGAACCGAACCGTAGATGCTCTGATTATTCCATACGCTCGCAGACGGACGCTGGAGCTTGTCCTGAGCCTTTCTGGGTACGAAGCTGATAAAGACGCTTACCTCGAAGCAAAAGGCATCCTGGAACGCGCCATAGCCGCCTTAGACGATGGGCGCGACCCGGCAGACAGCATCGAACGCATTGACGGGCAGCTTGTGGAGCTGTGAAAGGAGAAGAAGATGGACTTTACGAATGGATTCTATAAAGCCGAGAACCCTGTCGTTCTTGAAGAAGTGAAAACTTTCCTCCAGTCAATGGAACGGCGTGGAGCGACCGTAAAAGACTTGGACGATGCCATTGTGCAGCTAAACAATGTTTCGCATAGCATTAGCACAAACGCGCTTGTCAAAGCAGATGTTCTGGACAAGCTGCCTGAAAACCCCTTTCGTTCCATGCTCAACGGAATGTTACAAAGCAAAGGGTAACTTAAATTTAATGTGGCTCTTAATCATTGTCATTGCAATTTTTGGCTTCCCTGATGTGAAGTAATGGATGCGAAGAAAACGTTCGATTTTTACGAAGTTGTTAAAAATACATTGACTTGACAACTAAAAGATGTATAATCGTATCAAATGAACATCTGCACTTACCGATCGGGAGGATATGCCACAATGAGTGAACAGGAAAGAGCCAAGATTGAACGATTTATTGCATGGCTATTGGAACACCCTGAAAAGATTCCGGCAGCGGAGCAAGCACTAGACCTAGAGTAACAGAAAATCCCTTGCGCAGAGCTACACCAGCCCGGCACAAGGGATTCTTTTATTTTACCGGGCATGAACGTTACATCTTCTCGATCAGGTTCATCAGCGCTTCACGCTGTTCCTTCGGCATGGATTCAAGTTTTTTTCTAATCCGCTCCACTGCTGCATCGACTTCACTTTGCGGCTGCTGGGGCGGGTTTTCTTTTTGGTTGCCAGTAAGAAGGTAGTCAACCGATACGTTGAAATAAGTTGCAATCTTAGAAAGAACCTCTGTGGAAAGGCTTTTAGTTCTTCCGGCTTTCAATTCGGAAAGAAAACTGCGTCGAATCCCAATGTTACTACAAAGGGTTCCGTCTTTGATGCCCTCTTTTTCACAGAGTGCATGGATGTTACTGTACAAGTCCGACATAAGAACACTCCCATATTTGTGCAAGTATACAAATGCACAGAATTTTGTACAAAAGAGTTGACTTGTACAGAAGACTGTACTATAATACAGACATGGGCAGTACAGAACGCTGTACAATATAAACTCTCTACACCCTTATATTAGTACAGTTTTCCGTACTTGTCAATAGATTTTAGCAAATGGAGGTGGAATTTTGAAAGAAAACTTCCGTTCTGGCTTTGAGCTGGAAGTGAAGATGAAGCTGTTGCAGCGAGGTATGAAGCAAACGGAGCTGATTCAGGCGGTTCAAAGCGATACTGGATTGTTCCTTGATGATTCGTACCTCTACAAGATTCTTCGTGGCGAGCGAAAGCCGGAGAAGATTATCCAGAGCATCTGCAGGATTCTTGAAATTGAGCAGAAGGAGGGCTGAACATGGAGCAGATTATCACTTTGAAAGTAGACCTTGAGCACCCGGATGACGCAAAATTTGCCATTGACGAGGCAGTCAAGACCTACGAAGCGGACAGGATGAAGTGGACAGAAGAGGAGATTGTCGAAGCGAAGCATCTGGCGATGAAGATTATGGAACGGTTGTGCTTGGATGGGTATAGCATTGAATGGTGCGGAGTCACGGAAGCGTACTACTACAAGGCGGTTTCTGTTTGGCTTAAAAGCCCGGGAGATGAAAGCTTTAAACGAAATGCAACGTGCTGCATCTTTTCTGCTTCTTTTGATACTTGGGTTTCCAAGTGTGTCTGCCTGTGCCGGGCTACCAGCAGGGATGTGCCCGCTTTTATCGTCAAAAAGGTCGGTGAGTGCTGGCAATGAAATTTTGTAAAGCGCAAAGCCGTAAGCGTAGATTGAAACTGGCGATGGCAACGGGCGTGTCCCGGAACGAAGCCAGCAAGGTACTGTGGATGGAAAAGATGCTGAACCAGTGCTTTGAACGGCATAACCGGGAAGCCAAGAAGAAAGCAGGAGAGCGGTGTGGAGATTAAATACTGTGAGCGCTGTGGAGCTCTTCTTGGAATGGTAGCCGCAAATCGAAAATACTGCCTTAACTGCTACAGCATTACAAATTTGGAGCGAGGCAGAGAACGTAACCGAAAACGAACTGAGGCCAAGCGCAAAGAAACCGCAAAGCCTGTTCCTTGCGCTTGGTGCGGTAAACCACTTGTGCGGAGAAATGTTTGCCAGAAGTATCACGCAGAGTGCTCGAAAGCAGCTTACGCGGCCTCACAAAAAAAGCTGCGCGAGAAGTATCGAAAAAGCGGTAAAAGCGGCCAATACAAGAAGCCGGAGCGGAAAAAGGCAAAGCCGAAGAATAAGGACTATACCATCGAGGAAATCAAAGCAAAGGCAAAGGAGCTTGGCACAACATACGGCAAGGTAGTGCTTGGGCTACAGCTTGGAACGATTGATAGGTGGTAAAGATGAACGGCAAATATTATGGAAAGCGGGAGATTCGATGGCAAAGCCGAGAAGCTGACCGCCTAGAACATATCCAAAGAAAGGACTACAAGAAATGTACAAAAACAAAAGATACAAGCAAAAGCTTGCACGGGATGACCTGTCCCCCAAAGCCTACGAGCTCGTAAATGATATGTATGGCATGGCCATTAGTTCCGGCTTGAAGCTGAAAGAAATCCGCATGGTTTGTGTAATGCTGCGCAAGAAAATCGAAAACACGGTTGCAGAATGTGCCGTTGGTGGACGGGAGGGCTGAGTATGAAGACGTTGGTTGAACTCATCTTGATTTGGGCCGGGACGCTAGCAATCGTCCTGGCATTCATCCTTGTGAATATGTGGCTGATGAACGAGATCGGTGTTATGGTTGGCATTGAAGCTGCGAAATACACTATTGCAGCCGCAGCCATCGCCGCATCGGCTTGGGTATTCGGGCACAAGGGTGAGAAAAAATGACGCTCGAAGATGCCATGAAAGAACGCGGCATTCGTGTGAATGAGCTTTGTCGAAAAAGCACAGTGTCGAGGCCGACACTGGATAGCATTCTCGGGAGAAGAAGAGCCAGGCACAAAGAAGGAATCAGAACGGGGACACTTTTGAAGATATGCGATGTTCTGAACGCATACGCAATCGTCGATGGCTCAAACCCGGACTACTTCGATGTCGTGTTGAAAAAGGTGGAAAAATGAAAAGCGCAAAAGGGACGATATTAGTTACAGTTGGGATTTTGTTCTCGATTTGGTCTGTTGGCTGCGGAGGCTTAATTGAAAACGCAACAACGCTTGGAGCTGGGCTGTTTTACGCTTTTCTTTCAATTTTGCTTTTGGCTGTGGCACTTTTCATGTGCGCACTTGGTGTTACTGCGGAAAATGAATATGACGACCGTAAAAACAAAAAAATCAGCCGTGCAACACATCATACCAACAAATGGAGGAATGCAGAATGAACGAAATGTACGATTGCTCCGGCTGCTTTGATCGGTTTGGCGGCGTGACAGAGCCGGATGATGGCATGTGCTTTATGACCAACGAGCAGATGGCGGAGGCCAAAGAAGCTGACCGTCTGGCTGAGATTGAGAGCTTGCGGTATGAAATCGCAGACTTGCAGTATGAAATCGAGGACAAGGAAGCAAAGCTGAAAGACCTCCGTGTACAGTTGGCAGAACTGATGGCTGGTTGATTTTGTACAGCTATATTAAGCCAAAGTAAGAACAATGAAGCCTAATGAAGCCGAAGAAAGGAAATAAAAATGGCAGTATTAGTAATGGTCTACGGTCATTCCGGCAGCGGTAAGTCCGCTTCGCTTCGGAACTTTGACCCGGAACAGGTAGCGGTTATCAACGTGCTTGGAAAGCCGCTGCCGTTCCGCAGCAACATGAAAACCTATGTCACCAACGACTACGGAAAGATTGATGCTGCAATCCACAGCACCAAGCGTAAGTCCATCGTCATTGATGATGCCACCTATCTTATGACCGGCGAGTTCATGCGGAACGCAAAGGTCGCTGGATACCAGAAGTTCACCGACATGGCAGCCAACTTCAACGCCTTGCTGATGCGGTCGAAGGAACTGCCGGACGATGTTGTGGTCTACTTTTTCGGTCACAGCGAGCGTGACGGAGATGGTGGCGAAAAGTTCAAGACCATCGGCAAGCTGCTGGACGAGAAAGTCTGCGTGGAAGGGTACTTCACCATCGTTCTGAAAACCGTTGTCCAGGATGGACGATACCTGTTCAGCACTCGCAATGATGGGATGGACACCGTGAAAACCCCTCTTGGAATGTTCAACGATGCGTTGATCGAGAACGATCTCGCCGCCGTAGACAAGACCATCCGTGAGTATTACAACATCCCGGTTCAGCCGGATAACAAAGGAGAGTAACAGATGAAGAACATCAACTGGAATGACGTGCAGGAAGCCACCGAACGCCGTGACCTGCCTGTTGGCGGCTATGTTGCCGGTATCTGCAAGGCAACGGACGAACCCAAAAAAGAGCGCCTGAACATCGAGTGGGAAGTCACAGAGGGCGAGTTCAAGGGTTACTGGCGTGAGCAGACCGCTTCACTCACCGAGCGTGGCGTGCTGAATCCGGGTGAATGGGCATGGGGCGGCAAGACTATCAAGAGCTACAAAGAGAAGGCACTGCCGTTCTTCAAGGGCTTTATCACCGCTGTGGAGCAGTCTAATCCCGGCTACAAGTTCAACAATGATGAAAAGACCCTGCGTGGCAAGCTGGTCGGCGTGGTTCTCCGTGAGGAAGAGTACATGGGCAACGATGGCAACATCAAGACAAAGCTGGTCGTTGACCGCTTCACCAGCGTGGATAAGATTCGTTCCGGCGATTATGAAATCAGACAGAAGAAAACACTGTCTGGCGGGTCTGGCTCCGGCTACGCGCAGGGCGGGAACGATGACTTCTCTGCGATTGACGATGATGGTTCGTTGCCATTCTGATTGGAGATGCGCATGAATCAGGAAGAAAAAACGCATTGGACGCAAGATAAAATCTTGCTGTATGTGAAAGCCTGTATGTCTGCCACTGGTTTAACCAGAATGCCATCAAGAAGTGAATTGAGCGAGTATTACGGAAACGACAAGTTGACAAATGCAATTCGCCGTTTTCCGGGTGGCTATTACAAAATAGCTGAAATCCTCAATGTCGAAATGAAAGAAAGCGAAACGCAATTCGGAAAGTATGGCGAAGACCTTGCTACAAAACTGCTGGAAGAACATGGATTTGCGGTTGAGCGAATGTCAACTAGATACGCCTATGACCTTTATGTTAATGGAAGCGTTAAGGTTGATGTGAAAACGGCAAGGCCGAGCAAAGCAAATAAGAGTTTTTGCTATTCGTTTAACCTTGAAAAACGCTTTCCGACTTGTGATGTTTACTTTTTGATCGCAAAGAGCGAAGAAAAAGAAAGCATCTACATAGTTCCTGCATCTATCAACCAGACGCAGATTGGGCTTGGCACTGGAACGACCGTGTATAGCAAGTATCAAGACCGATATGACATTATCGCTGATATGAGCAAGGCTTTTGCTTCTGCAAAGTCATGACCGCCTACCTTATATAAGAGCTGCGCTATCTGGCTGGACGGGCGTTTGGAAAGATGAAACACTTGGGCGACATCACAAAGATTCACGGCAACAAGATAGAGCCTGTGGACTGCATCACGTTCGGAAGCCCGTGTCAGGATTTGTCCATTGCTGGGCGAAGGTCTGGACTTGCTGGAGAACGCTCCGGGTTGTTTATGGAAGCGGTTCGGATTATAAAAGAAATGAGGAAAGCAACAAATGGACTGTATCCAACTTTCGCTATTTGGGAGAACGTACCCGGAGCATTTAGTTCCAACAGAGGAGAAGATTTCAGAGCCGTGCTGGAAGAACTTGCCCGCGTGGAAGAATCAGACGCTTCAATTCCTAGACCTCCGAAGGGGGGCAGATGGAGCAAAGCTGGAGCAATCGCCGGAAACGGATGGTCTCTGGCTTGGAGACAGCTTGATGCTCAATATTGGGGAGTTCCCCAACGCCGAAAGAGAATCGCGCTTGTCGTGGATTTTGGAGGTCAACGCGCCGGAGAAATATTATTTGAGCGCACGAGCCTGTCAAGGTATCCTGACCCGTGCATCCCGACGTGGCAAGAGACTACCGGAGCTGCTGGAAGCCGCATTGCTGGAAATGATCGAGTGGTGGCAGAGGGGGGGCGGAACGCAGCCTACACCTTGAAAATACGTTCGGGATGCGCAGGCGGCGGCAAGGGTGCGCTGGTGCAGACAGAGAAAACCGGGACGCTATCGACGCTCCAAGACCAGACGTTATTCCAGCCCGTTCCAATTCTGAATGACCAAGGTGGCGGAGTAATGGGTGTGTCTTATAACGTGACTGGAACATTGCGAGCATCAGAACACGGACACCAACCTATTGTTCTAGAAAGTAACCAAGTCCATGCAACGGTTTCACAGACCGGCATCTGCCCAACGCTTCCGGCAAGCATGGGCATGGGCGGCGGGTATATTCCGATGATAACAGATAGAAAAGTGTTTGATGCACGGGGCAATGGTAGCGAGTGTCTGATCGCAGAGAAAGCTATCCGTTGGATTGTCCGCCGCTTGACCCCTGTTGAATGCGAACGGTTACAAGGATTTCCTGACAATTACACCAACATTGGTGACTGGACGGATAGCAAAGGAAAGAAGCACAAATACGCTGACAGCCCACGGTACAAGGCTTTGGGCAACTCAATCGCTTTGCCGCAGTGGTTCTGGCTGGTGCAGAGGATGCGTCCTTACCTGAAAGAAAAGCCTACGCTGGGCAGTCTGTTTGATGGTCTCGGTGGTTTTCCTCTGGTCTGGCAAAGAGCATACGGCGATGGAACCGCACGGTGGGCAAGCGAAGTCGATAACTTTTGCATTGCGATTACGAGAAAGAGATTTCCAGATGTGGAAGAAAGTTGATGACTTTCCAAATTATGAAGTGAGCGATATTGGAGAAGTAAAAAACACTAAGACAGGGAGAGTTTTGGCTCCTAAAAAATCTAAAGACGGATATTTAAGAGTGACATTGTGCGATAACGGATTTCAGAAAACAACCGGGATTCACAGGCTTGTTGCGATTGCGTTTATCCAAAACCCAGAAAACAAGGCTACCGAAATCATAAAAATGAAATAAAAAATGATAATAGAGCCGAAAACTTAGAGTGGGCAACAAATGCAGAACAGAATGCTTACGGAACAAGGACGATAAGGGCAATGGCTCACACGGACTGGAAGAAGTGAACGTCAAAAATGAACTACAAAGAGATTTCTAAAAAACATGACTATTCAAGTTCAAGAATGTGTGGCAGAAAAGCAATTGATGTTTATAAGAATGGCAGATTCATAAAAAGATGCAAATCGCAGAAGGATGCATCGAAAGAAACTGGCGTAAGCATATCGCAAATTAGTTGTTGTGCAAGAGGGCAGAAGAAAAGCTGTAAGGGATACGAATTTCAAAGGCTTGAAGAGTTCCCGATGGCTGTAACAAAAAGGAGATTTGGCGAAGAATGATTACCTGTTGTCTCAACTGCACATCACGCTACCAAGCCTGCCACGACACTTGTGAGAAGTACAAGGCAGAGAAGAAAGACTTCGAGGAACGCAAAGCGTTTGTGTATGAGCTGAACCACAGCCAGAGCGTATACCACCGTGATTATGAGGACAAGCACCGGGAACGTGGCAAGAAACGGTTTCTCGGAAGCGAATTTAGAGGTGAAAGATAAATGGGAGCTTTTATTGCAAGACAGCCTAATGGTCTGTTGTGCAGGTTTTCTTCGGTGGTCGATTGCATTACCGATTACAACATGACCGAAGAAGAATACATCGAAATGTGTGCAGAAAAAGCACGAAAAGAAGCACAAGATGTTCTTGACCACTATATGCAACCGTTTGAACTGGTGGACAAGCGATTCCACCCGAACAACATGACAGTGGAAGAACATAAGCGGATTGTGAAGGAAATGGAAAAGCCCGCTGACAAAGCAACTCATATTCCGTGAGCTTAGAGGTGAACGAGGATGAGAAACCCATCGAAGAAAACGATGAAGCACATCGCTTCTGTTTTGAACAGCCATTGCAAATTTGATTCAAATAAACAGATTTTTGTTCCGTTTGAAAGTAGCCCACTTTCTTGCATTTGGTATGGGTTCAAACCACATAGCGGTAAGAAGATGGTCGGCTATATCCTGAAAGACGGTTACAAGTATCCGTGCGAAAAATCTATTATCCGAAACGGATTGATGGTGGAAATCAAATACCCGGAACAGATTTTCGCGCCCAGAGCATCATCCCTTGAGCTGGCAAAACAGATGACAGAAAGAATGATTAAGAGAGGAATGCTTTATGTTTATCCATACACATGGAGAAGAAAACGATGGACGGGCTGATTTATGAACACCGGCAAGCAGTTTGAGGCAGATTTCAAGGCATCCGTCCCATCCGATGCGTGGTGCTACCGCCTGAAAGACAGTGCTGCCACCTACTATGGCGGCAATGAGAACCTGTCATTTTCCATTGACAACATCTGCGATTTCCTTGTGTACCGATACCCGATGAACCACTTGTTTGAACTGAAAACCATCGAAACGCCCTCTATCCCTCTGGAAAAGGTGTTCGGCAAGTACGACAAGGCAAAGTGCAAATACCGTAAGGAAAAGCACATCACTGACATGGTAGAAGCGATGGGGTACAGCGGTCAGACCGCCCATGTGATAGTCAATTACAGGGCAGTCAACCGCACCTTTGCAATCCCTGCTAGCAAGGTTCTGGCGTTCCGTTACAACGAGAGCCGGAAGAGCATCCC